CTTTTTTTGCACTGGTGAACGCTGCTTTCTCTGGCGCGGGGACCACGATGTATAGCGGATATATGGTATACAGGTATTCTGCGGACTACGGTGCAACGTGGGAAAACGGGAAGGTGGTTTCCTACAAAACCGATAGCTACTTGCTCGACAACTATACGAACGGCAAATACGAAAACGGGCTTTTGGTGCTTTCGGAAACCGCAAGCGAATCTGAAAGTGCTGATCGAGCGGAAAAGATCATTGCAATCAGCGCTCCAGCATCCGGCCCGGTATATGGAGATGTACTGGGGAGCAGCGTCGACAGTATTGCACTATCGCCGGACGGGGAGGCGGCATACATATCGTCGAATGGGCTGGCGTACTGCGATTATAGCGCGGCGGGAAAAGAAATCCCTACCATCGGGACGGACACAAGAAGCAATGCCTACATCAAGGCGCTGGAGGAATAGCCATGCGGGATAGAATCGGCACAAACGATCTCGCAAACGGGGCCGTCCGGTACGGGGTATATGACGCGAGCGGTAACCGCCTGCGCTATGAATGGATTCGCCCAGAGGACGAGCCGCTGGAGGCCGGAACGCCGCTCACGGCCGGGAACCTGCTGACGGCACAGAGCGCTGCAAAGATCTGGCGAGCGGGCGACGCACCGGCGAACCCGATGGTAAATGAGGCATTCGGGAAGCTGTCGGAGCCGAATTATCACATCGGCGATATCCTCACGACCGTCCGCGTGCTCTCTGCCCCGTGGCACGCGTGCGATGGATCAACCTTCGATCAGACGGCCTACCCGGCCCTCTACGCAGCCCTCGGCGGCACGACGCTGCCGACGATCAGCTATTCCAGCGATACCACCACCTACATCAAAATGGCGGACGATTAGCCCGGCAAAATAAAAGAGAAAGGTACAGAAAAATGGACACCAAAACCATCATCGTCACCCTCGCCTGCGCCGCGCTTGGCTCATCCGCGCTGACGGCGGTAGTCAATGCCATCGTCAGCGCGGTTCAGAAAAAGCGCGGCAAGGCCACAACGCAGGAGGCGCATCTAGCCGAGATCGACAAAAAGCTCGGGAAAATGCAGGAGCATCAGGATGAGCAGTATCTGGCAATCCTCCGCCTTACGATCATGAGCGAGGAAATGCCAATGGCTGAACGTCTGATTGCCGGGCAGAAATACGTAAAGCTGGGCGGAAACGGCGACGTGAAAAAGTTCCTGCACCAGCTGGAGGCGCAGTGCGGACATAGCAATGGAGTTTAGCAAGAAATGGCTGATTTGCAGCGCGCTCGTCAGCCTCGCGCTCATCATCGCCTGCGCGGCAGGCGCAGATCTGACGGAGATCACGCTTGCGGTGCTGGCCGAAACAACGGCCTCCAGCGGCTTTTACCTCTGGAAAGCCAAGAATGAGAACCGCGCGAAGTACGCGCAGAAATACATGGACAAATGGGCCGAGAAATACGGCCCGGAAGCGGCAGCACGCATCGCGGAGATCGTGCTGAAAGATTGAAAGGAGCATACTTATGGACTACACACAGATCATCTCGGCAGTGATCGCGCTCATCAGCGCGCTCGTCTCGGCGTTTCTGATCCCGTGGCTCAAAACCAAGATCGACGCTAACAAACTGCAAACCATCAAAACATACGTCGAAATCGGCGTAAAAGCGGCGGAACAGCTCTACGCGGCAACGGACGGCGAGGAAAAGAAAGCCTATGTGATCAATTTTCTGGCCGAACACGGAATCCGGTTCGACGTATCTACAATCGATCAGCTGATCGAGGCCGCCGTGCTGCAGCTTCATCACGAGTTGTACGGGAGTGAGCGGGCATGAGCATCAAAATTGGGCAGGCCAGTCTCGGCGAGACGGGCGGCCGCAACCAGCAGCCCGGCAATCAGACCGGGCGGGAGCTGAATATCTCCAACTGGTACAATGGCCGCTGGCTCGGCATCTTGCGCTACAAGAGCCGCAAAAAGGCCGAGCGGGCCGCGCAGACGTGCGAGGCGGCCATTAAGAACCGGAACATCGGCTACGACATGGACAACAGGAACACGGCGTATGAGGCAGCCAGAGCCGTCGGATGGGACGTGAGCAGGATCGCAAAGCCTGTGGAGACGGACTGCTCCGCGCTCATGATGCTTTGCGCCGTGGCCGCAGGCTGCGCGTCGGTCGAAGCGCTCTACCGTCGGCAGGGCAACAGCTGCACCACCTACTGTATGCTGCACGATTGGCCCGCAACGGGAGACTTCGAGCTGCTGATCGGCAGCAAGTATCTAACGACGGACGCGAATCTCCTGCGCGGGGACGTACTGGTAAGCGAGGGCCATACCGTGATGGCCCTCGAAGATGGAAAAAATGCAGAGGAGGAAACCGAAATGGTAGAAAAGAGCAAAATCATCGTGGACGGCAAGGAAGTCGCCGTTGAGCGCATCCTGAAAGACGGCACGAACTACGTCAAGGTGCGCGATCTGGCCGCTGCGCTGGATCTCGAAGTGAGCAACAAGGGCAATATCGCTGTGCTGAATCACAAGGATAAGTAAGGAGGCGGGGCGTATGTCGCCGCAGGCGCGGGCCAAGCTGCCGCCAGAGCTGGGCCGTCTGACCCGCAAGGATATGGAGGCCGTGATCTATCAGGCCAATCTTGGCCGGGAAAATGAGAAGATCGCGCAGCTCTATTTTGTCGACAAGCTCCCGCAGGTCGACGTCGCGACGGAGCTGTTCCTGGGCCGCGCCACGGTCCAGCGCCGCCTCCCGGAGATCATGCGGGAGATGCAGCGGACATCCAGCAAACTGTATAACTGAGATAAGCGCCGAGAAATCGGCGCTTATTTTTAAAAAAACTATTGACATATACGGTATTACGGTATATAATAGGTACATAAGATAAAGCAAAACAAAACCAACTACGGAGGGTACAGCGATGGCAAAGGCGAAGATCACTTGCAAATGCGAAATCTGCGGAGGCACGTTCGAACACGTCCGCACTTGCATCAACAGAAGCGACGCAGATTCCTATGCAGAATGGGCTGCGGAACACGTTACTGTTTGCCCGTCCTGCCATGCCGCAGCAAAAAAGGCAGAAGCGGCTTCCAAACTGAATGCGTACATTGCCGAGAACTTCGGAACCGAGCATCCGCTTCCCAAGATCACCGGCGTTTCCGAAAAGCAGATTTCCTATGCAGAGGCCCTGCGCGACGAATTCATCTCTCGTGATCTTGCGGGCTGCCACGTAAAGCTCGCCAGATTCTTCGCGGTGGAAGATAAAGTCCGGCTCGAAAACATGAGTGAAGAATGGCACGCCGCAGCAGAGAAGCGGGCGGAATCGGAAGGCCTGTCCGTCGAAGCATGGTTCACGAAAAACCGCCCGGCAATCGTAGCCCGCACTTCCAAGATTACGATCGTCGATGTTGTAAAAAAGCTTGAGCTGATCGTAACGGAGTCCAACGCGTCGAAGATCATCGACGCACTGCGCTGAGAAGGAGGATCTTAAAATGGAAAACGTAAAAGAAATCACAAGAATCATGGAGGCCGGGCGCGACGCAGGCCGCGCACAGGAACCGATGCGGTTTTCGACGCAGGAAGAACGCAACGCATGGTATGAGAAACAAACGGAAATCCTGGCGAAGGTTATGGCTCCAGTAGGAGACGAACCTTACGACAAGAACCTGCAAGGGCATAAGATCGCGGACCGTTTCGCGGATATCCATACATTCGAAATCTACAGGCTTACCAATATCCGATACATTATCGGGGATTTCGAAACATATGAAGAGTACGCGGCCCACTGCCGGGCGGAAATAGAAGCATGGGCCGATGAACTTCGCGCAGATTTAGAGGAGGAATAAAAAATGATTGCACATCTTTACCGCATCCGTTCTGATTTCCGGAACGTTCCGGATAAAATCATCATCAAGGCCAAGGCAAAGGAAAACTTCCCCGGGACTTGGCTCCACGCCGAAGTTGAACTTCCGGATTTTATCCGGGTGGCCGAAACCGAAGCCGGTGACGGATTCCTTTTCACGCAGGACGAGACGATCACCACGGTTTACATTGAATCGGCGGAACGCTTGGACGGCGACGCAATTAAGGGAACGATGAGCATCCGCAGCGCAAGCGGACGTATGCTTGCGAAGTGCGTCGCCATGTGGCGATGAGAACAGGGGGTGAATCATGCCGAGTGAGGCCCAAAAGCGCGCCCGCGACAAGTGGGACGCCACAAACATGACGCTGGTAAGCTGCAAGATGCGGCGCGACCTTGCTGACGATTTTAAGTCTGCCGCAAAAGCAAACGGCACAACGCCCAGCGCCTTGATCCGTGGGTGGATCGACGGATATATGCAGCAAAACAAGCCCGTGGAATAACCGCGGGCTTAAATTTTGAACCAAATTGATACACAACTGAGGCACAAGAAGCAGCAAAAAGGCCCATACTGAACACATCAAAGGAGTGTTCGGTATGGGCTTTTCTTATTTTAATCCAAACCCCGCCGGGCTGAAAGTCGGGGACTGCACCGTCCGGGCCATCGCAAAGGCGACCGGGAAGAGCTGGGACGAGGTGTATATCGGATTGTGCCTGCAAGGACTCATCATGGGAGATCTGCCGAGCGCAAACAGCGTATGGAGCGCTTACCTCCGGCAGCAGGGCTTTACCCGGAACGTAATCCCGAACACGTGCCCGGACTGCTATACCGTCGCGGATTTCTGCGCAGATCATCCGCGCGGCGTGTATGTGCTGGCGTTATCAAGCCACGTTGTGTGCGTAGAGGATGGGACTTATTTTGACACGTGGGATTCTGGGAGTGAAATTCCACTGTTTTATTGGGCAAAGGAGGAAACATGATGTTTGGACAACAGCCGTATGTGTATCAGCAGCCGATTTACAATCAGCCGCCCATGCCGCAGATGCAGGAGCCGCAGATGCAGATGCGTCCGCAGTATCAGCCCGCGCCGCAGATGCCGGCTTACCAACCGCAGCCCCAGCAGCCGCAGAATCAGTCGATCATCTGGGTTCCGAACGAGCAGGCGGCGAACGACTTTATTGTCGCGCCCAACAACGCAGTAACGCTTTGGGATATGAACGCGCCGGTCGTGTACGTCAAAAAGGCCGACGCAAGCGGAAAGCCGACCATGACAACGTATGATCTTGTGGAGCGCGCACAGGCCACGCCAGCGCCCGCAGCGCCGCGAAAAGACATGAGCGAAGAATATGTGACCCGCAGGGAGTTTGAGGAGCTTGTGGCGAAGCTGTCCGCCCCAAGCGTCAGGCCGCGAAAGATGAAGGAGGCGGACAATGAACCCACTGTTTAACGCCCTCGGCGGCGGACAGCTGCCCGGCCCGATGGGGCAGTTCCAGAACATGATACAGCAGTTCCGGCAATTCCAGAACAGCTTTCAGGGTGATCCAAAAGCAGAGGTTGAGAAGCTGGTACAAAGCGGGAAAATCACGCAGCAGCAGTTGAACCAGCTGCAGCAGGTGGCGGGGCAATTCCGGCAACTGCTGCAATAGTTCGGGAATTCCGAACAGTTGAACGATCAAAATCGTGGCCACGATTGAGATAAATCTTTTGAATCTACGAAAGGAATGAAAAATATGAGTTTGAATGACGGCTCCCCGACCATGACAATGCCCGTCGCGCCTACCGGCATGACAGGTGGCGGCTGGGGCGGCTTCGGCGGTGATAATGGCTGGTGGATCATCATCCTGTTCCTTGCCATTTTCTGCGGCTGGGGCGGCAATGGAAACGGATTCGGCAACAACGGCAGAAATTCCGGCGGCGTTGTAGACGGCTATGTGCTGGCCTCTGACTTCTCCAACATCGAGCGCAAGCTTGACAGCGTAAACAACGGTGTCTGTGATGGCTTCTACGCCATGAACACTGGCATGCTCAACGGCTTCGCGAATGTAACGCAGGCCGTGACCAGCGGCTTCTCGCAGGCTGAGCTTTCCCGCTGCAACCAGCAGGCCGCGCTTATGCAGCAGTTGTTCCAGATGCAGATGCAGTCGCAGAATTGCTGCTGCGAAAACCGTGCGGCAATTGCTCAGGTTCGCTACGACATGGCGACGCAGGCGTGCGACACCCGCAACACCGTGCAGAACACCACGCGCGACATCATCGACGCGATGAACTGCGGCTTCCGCAGCATCGACCAGCGTCTGACGGCGCAGGAGCTGGCTGCAAAGGATGCCAAGATCGCCGAGCAGGCGCAGCAGCTCTTCGTTTCGAACCTCGCGGCAAGCCAGAACGCACAGACGCTCGATCTGCGTAACTACGTGAGCGGGCAGCTTGCATATTATAACCCGCGTCCGGTTCCGTCCTTCGCGGTCCCGGCCCCGTACCAGTACGCAGGATGCAACGGCTATAACGGCGGATACAACTACGGCTGCGGCGGCTGCGCGGCGTAACAACTCCATACCGTAGAGCTTTTTCGTGGCCTCACGAAAATGATCGGCCCCCATTGCCGATACTCGATAGCAACGCGGCGGGGCAATCGTCCCGCCGCTGTATTTTTATGAAAGGAATGATTTTATGGCTGAATTTACATCATCCGGGATTCAAACTGTCGCCGCTGGGCAGAACGTCCCGCTGATCTCCACGGCGGCTTGCGGAAAGCCGTGCATCGTACATCGCGAAGGAAGCGGGCTCGTTACGCTGCGCGGGCTTACGCAGCAATGCAAGGCAAAGTTCCGCGTATCCTTTGGCGCGAATATCGCTATCCCTACAGGCGGAACAGTAGGCACCATTACCGCTGCGCTTGCAATCAACGGCGAACCTCTGAGCAGCGCCACAGCGGCCGTAACCCCTGCGGCTGTTGAGAACTATTTCAACATCTTCGTTTCCACATTCGTGGAAGTCCCGCGCGGCTGCTGCCTGACTGTAGCGGCGAAGAACACCAGCTCGCAGGCGATCAGTTTCGCAAATAGCAATATGATCGTCGAGCGCGTATCGTGAAAGGAGGATGCAATATGTACGATTTGAGAAACCTGCGTGAAATGCTCTGCAAAGAGCTTGACGAAATCGCCGACAAGCGTGAAATGTCTGCGGGCGATCTGGACGCGATCCAGAAGTTGACCAGCTCCATCAAGAATACCTACAAGATCGAGATGGCTGAAGACGGCGGCTATTCCCGCGACGGCGAGTGGGAGGCGGATATGCGCGGCACGTATGGCCGGGGCAGCTCTTACCGTGGCCGCCGCCGCGACGCAATGGGCCGCTACAGCCGCACAGACGCCCGCGAGCATATGCGCGCGCAGCTGGACGATATGATGCGCGACGCGGACGACGATAAAACCCGTGACGCGATCCGCCGCTGCATGGAGCAGATCGAGCGGGCATAAGGAGGCGCGATATGCTGGATAAAGCCGAGATCCGCAAGGAGATAGCGCGGCTGGAATATGAGGAATCCAGCTATCACAATTACGCCATGCTGGCGGATCTGTACGTGATCCGCCAGCAGATGCAGAAGGATGAGCAGGGGAGCCGGGGCACACGCTTGCACGCCTATTCCGGCGACTCTGCCCCCATAGTGCAGACGGAAGCCCCGCAGGCATCGGCCCCGCAGACAGTAGGCAGCTATGGCGACAGCGACTTTTTACGAGCCATAGAGGGAAAGAAACCGTCCACCGTTTGGCCGATCATGGACGAGCTGATGGACACGCTTGCGGTCGTCAACGCGAGAGTGTACAATTCTGTTATGCAAAAAATAAAAAGGGGAGAGAGCCGCTAATCCGCCGAGGGCAAACAAAACAAAAACGAGGAGGCCGCGGCCTCCTCGTTTGCAATTCAAGGGTTGTTGCACGAAATAGAATCCTTGTTTTCGCGCCGGATAATGCGGACGATCGCGATGCCGCCAAAGATCACTGCCGCTGCAATCAGGGCGATAAAGGCCCACGCGAGCGCGGACAGCGAGCCGCCCTGAATGAGTCCGGCGTTTTTGATCTGTGCGTCGATGACAAGGTAAGCGATCAGAGACATAGCCAGCAGGGCCGAGATAAACAGAAGAATGTAGGCGATTGAGTGAACAGAGCATATCTGTGCCCGCAGAGCTTCGTTTGAGGCACGCAGCCTCGCGTTCTCGATCTCCAAATCGCGATTACGGTCTAAAAGTTTCCGCGGGATCTCCGCCGCGGGGGCGGGTGCACGCAGACCGTACATCTCATCTATGGAAAGGCCAAAGAAACGGCAGAGAGCAATGCAATCGTTCAGTTTCAATTCGACTTTGCCGCTTGAAAGCAGCTTTATCACAGCCGTTTTTGAAACGCCAGCATTTTCGACGACCTGATCGATGGTCAACCCGGACTTTTTCTTTTCTTCCCGTATTCGTTCGCGGAAAGCCTCGGAAAACAAAGCGGAATCTTCAATTGTCAAAATAATGCGCCTCCAACAATCATTTTTTTCGTCAGCAGAAAAGTTTTTTTAAAATAGAGCCCGTTTTCCACGTTTTTTTCAAAAATGAAAATATATTTTCGTGGGAATTCTCAAAAATGAAGAACAGTTTTAGCGAAAATTTCCAAAATGGACATACACTTTTCTATTTTGTGTATGGACATTTAACGCCCTGTTCTGCTACGCTGGAGACGTAGCAGATAGATGGCTAACGCGGTATCTGCTGCAAGGCCCCATCGTATGTGTAAGATACGATGGGGCCGATCAAACGAAATATTATATCAGAATATCAGTCCCATAAACGGTACACCAACGGCCTTCTGAGCGAAGAAAATAACACAAACAGTTTGTTTATAATGCCAAGTTGATTTTTAGAACAATCGTTCTATAATTGTTGACAAGGAGGAAAAACATGGAGTGCATCAACATCCGGGTAAACAATGGGCGGGTAGACGTGACGGTCGACGGCGCGAAGCTGACGGACGTGCACAGCGTCAGCGTGGATTACATCAAGGGCGTGCCGCTACTCTTCGCCTGCGTCGCCGACGTAGGCGAGGAACGGGACGAACGCCGGGGGCCGCGTGTGCTGAATTAAGAAAGGATGGAATATCTATGTGGTTAAAAATTGCTGAAATTGCGTTGCTTGCTGCACTTGCCGCAGATCTCTTATTGCTTCTGATACTGTGCGCAAAGGAGAAAGCGGCGGAAAAAGAAATAAAAGAAATGCTTGGGGAAGAGGGATTCCAACAGTATATCTTGGAGATCGAGCAGGAAAAGAAAATTAAAAGAAAGAAAAAACGCCCGTAAGATACTAGGAAACGGCGATCAATGGAATCTATTACATATCATAGTACAACCTACAGGAAATAACAACTGGAATAATCAACGAAAAACAGCAAGATATTTTGTGAGGAATCGAGGCGCGTATGGAAAAGACACGGAAAAGAATCGACTTATTACTAAACGAAGCAACACTGGAACAGCTCTGCGTGATCCTGCAAATTATTCTGGGAATCTTAAAATAAGCGCCGAAGCGAGTTGTTCGCTTCGGCGCTTGTTGGTATCTACAATTACGTGGGCTACATTCATGCGGCCCACGTAATTGTAGACCTGAAAGGGAAGGCGGCAAATCAATCAGTGAGGGGGTAAAGGGTTAGGCACATATCGCTGCCTGCTTTGGAATAGGATTTTGAACGCTTATGGTAAAGGACTTTCTGCAGGACAGTTTTGAGCAGATCGTTTTTATCCTGCGGAGTCGCTGCAAGGGGGTACGCTTCGAGCACATGGCGAACAGCGGGGGCGAGACGGGCGCGTGCTTGCTTGGCACGCGTGATTTCGTCCTGCGCGCGCTGGTTCTCTTCGACGCGGGAAACAATCACCTGTTTATCTGCGGCCAGCGCCTGAGATCGCTGAAGAAAGACTTCTGGGGTGTAAACGCCGGTCTCGACGAGCTCGTATGCGCGGGCTTCCTGCGCCTCCAGCTTAGCAAGCTGCTTCTGGTCAGCGTTGATGGAAGCGGAGAGCGCGTCTAGCAGTGAATGGTCGTCGTTGGTGTCAGCCTCGCCGACCTCAAGCTCACGCAGCCAATCACGCAGAGCGTCAAGCAAAGCTTCTTCAACCTCGCTATACCATGAACTTACAGTGGGGCAGCCCTGCGTTGGGCACATGAATGACGGACGCCGATCGCCGGAAGACGCTCTGCGAACCATGACGCGCCCGCACTGGTCGCAGCGAACAAGCCCGGCAAGGCTGGTAACGGTCTTCCATGCGCCCTTGCCGCGCGGAGCGACAACTGAATAACTCAGCGAAACGGCCTTATCGTACTGCGCCTGTGAGATCAGAGCATCGTGCAAGCCTTTATAGAGCTTCAAATCCTCCTGCCGGGTGCGCGGGCGGCTGACGACGACAGAGCCGTCAACGATACGCTTCGTCTCCGGCCTGCCGCCGGATTTGATCCATCCGGCATTTGCCGGGTTACGAAGCAATTCCAGAATAGCGGAGGTTGTCCATGAGTTGCCGGAATTCGTCTTGATGCCGAGAGTATTCAGCCGCGAAGCAATGGCGTAAGAACCGATGCGCGTGCAGCCCTCGCCGGTATACCAATCATAAATCTGGCGGAGGATCGGGGCCTGTTCCGGGTGCGGGATGAGTTTATAGCCCTTGTCGTTTGGCAGCTTCTCCCGAAGCCAGCCAAATGGCGTTTTCCCGGAGATCCATTTACCCTCGCGCAAAGAAGCCTCTTTCCCGCGCGACAGGCGGCGCTTGATGGTATTGTATTCCCGCCGGGACATGAACAAACCGAACTCGAAGTATTCCTCGTCCATTTCGTTGTTTGGGTCATAGACTTTGTTCGGGGTAACGATCTTTGTATTGGAATACTTGAAAGTCTGCGCAATAATGCCCTGGTCGATGGTGTCGCCGCGCGCCAGACGCTCGACCTCCATAACGAGGACACCCGCATAGCTGCCGGTTTCGACAAGCTGCAAGACCTTCTGCACCTCCGGACGGACGGCGATAGAATCACCCGTCACGACTTCCTCGCAGATCTCCACGACGTTCAGGCCGCTGCTTTCGGCCAGAGACAAGAGTGCGGCCCGGTGACGCTTGAGCGTGTCGGTCTGCCCAAGTGCTTCTGCCTCCATATCCTTGCGGGATTTGCGCAGATAGACAATATACTGCGCGAGCGGATCTGAAATCCGCCATGTTGATGTAAATTTCATACCAAGATTCTCACCCTTGCATAAAAGGTTATACATATACCGCTCCGGCTTATCAGGCCGGGGCGGTGTTTATTGTTCGGCAGGTTATTTTGGATTGCAAGTCCCGCACGCGCCGTATCCGGCGGCTATGGCGTCGTCCGAAGAATCAAACCAGACTTCATTTTCACTCAGTATCTTTTTGGCCCATCGGCAACTCGGTTTGTGGAATTTGTCGCTATCCTTGCTTGCGACGAATTTTCCAGCGGACTTACCCTGAGAAGGATCTGGAGAAGTAGTTTCCACAGGGGGGTCTGCCTCGCTGACGTCGGAATTGACGTCAGAAGAGAGCGCGTCGGGATCGACATCCTTTGAATTTGCTTCCTGCAAGAGATTGCCGGACTGATCTATAAAGCGGACATTGATATTGTCAACCGGTTCGCCCGTGCTGAAATAGTGATACAGGCCGCCGCTCATATAGAACACCAAGGTCATGAGAGATTCCTGAAGGTTTACAGTGTCGGAAGACAGTGTGACGGTGAATTTTGTGTAGTCGTCGGAGGAATCAATCGCAGTGACGTTCGGGTAGTCCTCAGAGCCTACCATATCAGCAAGGCTGCTGTCAAGCTGCTGCGCCATATCCTGCATTAGTTTTTTATGGCAGGCCTCCGTCATGATATACGTGACGGAGCCGTCTGCATTCAGCGTGGCGGATTTAAAGCCGTCTGTCCGCTCGACTGCTGCGTCAAGCTCATCCTGTGTGGCGTCTTCGCCTATGTAGTCAGACGGAATTGTGATTTCGACTGTCCCGCCGCTGAACAACGTCCCGGAGTGCTTTTCCACGTTGAAGGATTGCGAAGATTGTTCAGGTGCATCCTGCGCGATGGACTGTTCGGGCGTTTCCGGCGTCTGGGAAACCGCCTCCTGTGCCTGTGCGGGCGGCTGATCCGCCTGCTTAGGCTGCTTCGGAAAGAGCAAGATGCCGAGAGCGGCCAATACGGTGGCTCCGATCAGAATAAAATTCCTCGAAGAACCGGTTTTTCTCCTGTTTTTTGCGCCGCATACCTTGCAAACGCGCTCACTGGCGTTGATCTGAGCGCCGCAGGAGCGGCAGATCATTTTCCGGTTCGGCGTGTCGCAATGCGGGCAGAATTTCTCCTTTTCGTCAAACTCCACGCCGCAGCGGGGACATATAACAGTGTAATTTTGTTTTTGCATCGGCATCATAGCCTCCTCGCAGAACGGTGCAAAACCGCATAAATCAATACATGAAAATTCTACCACGCAGCAGGAGCGGGTTCAATCCGCAATATTCCACAAATTTCAACGCCAAAAACCGACAAAAAGCACCGAGGCGGTTATCCGCCCTCGGTGCTTTTTGCTGAATCGCTCTTTTGCAGCTCATCGATAAACCGCTCAATCTTGCCCCAGTCCTCCGGCGGAAGGGCCATGAGCAGCGTTATGAACCGCTTGCGGAAGGAATCGTCCGCGTCAGACATGATGTTCGCGACCAGCAGGCCAAGCTCTTCGTTCGCGCTGCGCTTCACGTACATTTCCCCTTCGCCGTCTTCGAGCCAGGCAAGGGAAACGCCGAATTCCCGGGCAATATCCGCAATGGTACGGTCGCTGGGTGTACGGTCGCCCTTCTCAATCATCCATATATAGTTTTGAGATAAGTTTATTTTTGCACCAAACTCGGCCTGAGAAAGATGCAAATCGTTCCGAAGTTGGCGTATGCGCTCGTTCATAATATCACCTCCACGGCGATATCATACAACAGGAATCTAACTGTGTCAATAAAAAAATGAAATAATGCGAGGAAAAATATTGACAAAGACTAACTTAGGTGTTATGCTATACTCACAAGTTAGATGAAAGGGGGGAGCAAAATGCCGGAAGAACAGAAGCGGCAGGCGGAGAAGATTTCCGCTGAAATGAACAAGCTGACGCCGGAGGCGCGCGAAAAGGTGCTGATCTTCGTGCAGGGCATGACGGCCATGCTGGACACGCCGAAGAAGCAGCCGAAGGAGGCCGTCTAATGGTACTCGACGACGACCTGCGGCAGAAACTCGAAGAGCAGCTGGAACTGCTGGCCGAGCGAAGCCGGAAGCAGGAAACCACAAACGAGGATCTCGCAAAGCTGACGGAGCAGATGGTCTGCATTGTGAGCTTGCTGGAATCGGAACCTTAATTCTGTGTAATATTTCCAATTCAGGAAAAGCTAAAGCCGGAAGGAGGCTGAAATCATGCCGAAGCATTATGATCCCATTGCGGAGGAAGAACCGCATATCGTGGCGGAATACCACTTGAAAAACTGCACAGCGCTGATTGCGGACAACTATCTGCGCCGCCTGACGCCGGAGCAGAAGGAAGCCAACCGGCAGGCGGCCCGCCGCGTTGCATGGCGGATCCTTGAGAATGCCGCCGCCGAAGGCCGCCTGCCGGTCGCCAGTAACTAACGCGCCGGATGGCGCGTACATAAAAAACAAAAAGGAGAATCTGCTATGAATTACATCAACAACCCGAACAATATGTGCTGCTGCTCCTTCGATCACGGAGACTTCATCCACGTAGAGCGCAGAACTGTTCTTGTCGACATTGTGGGCGGAAAGGTCTGCGAGCTCGGGAATGTTACGACCGGCCACAGCTATGACTGCGAAGATCGCTGGGCGCTGATTAAAAACTACGTAGTCATTGCGTACTACCCCACAGAGGCCGCAGCGAAGAACGCATACGATAAGCTCGTGGACGAGTTTGCGATCCGGGGCCATGTGTTCACGGTATCGGAGGCGTGAGATTATGATCGCCGTTTTTGGGAAACGGGGGCCGGATGGGAGATTTCTCCCCGGCGAAACTTTTGAATTTAAGCATCCCGGCGAAGAAAACGGCGAGCCCGTGATCGACGCATTTGCCCGCTGGACGGCGGAACAATACCGCCGGGAACAGGAACAAAAGGAGGCGAAGAAGACGTGATAGAGCTGATCGTAGAGGATTATTGCCAAAACTGCCCGCTGTTTGAAGCGACGGTGACAAAACTGACGGCATACGGGAGCACATGCGAGAGGCACGCTGAGGGCTTCGCGGATACAAAGATCAGATGTGAGCATGCAGAGCGCTGCGCAGCCATCGAGGGGCGACTCAGAAAGGAGCTTGGGAATGGATGATTTCCTCAAGTTTTTTGCCGAGAAGGTGAAGACCTACCCGATGCACCTTGAGATCACCTACAGCAAAGTGACGGACTGGGGCGTCCGGGTGTGGCGGAGGGGAACCGCCTACGACGGGGACGACGAAGAACTCGTCAACGTCCAGGATTGCGACGCGGAGCTGTGCTTTGCAACCGCGCAGGTGCAGCTGAAAAACTGGCTGCTGGAACACGAAGGAGGCTATTAACCATGGCAAATGCCCGTACATACACCCTGACGCTGGATGCGCAGGAGCTGCATGATCTGGTAGATGCGGCGCTGGTGTGTGAGTGCCAGGCAGCGCAGATCATAAACGGGCTGAAGCGCAAGGGGCTGGATCTGGACGCGCAGAAGCTCGTTACACAAAATGCCCGGCTGGCGCAGATCGTCAGGCGGATGCAGGAAGCGAAGGAGGATAAGCGGAATGCGTAAGCTGATGCTCACGGCCGCGCAATGGACTGAACTGAAATTTGCGGTGGAGATGGCGTCGATCAGAGCAAGCCTTGCGGCGGCTGAAAGAGAAAACGCCGCCGCAAAGGAAACCGGAGAACGCAAGAAAGTGGCCGCGCGGATCGCGGAAAGCTACAGAAAAGAGGCCGAAATGTGTGAACGCATGGAGGCGCTGGTAAAATCGGCGGAATTTGTGCCGGAGACAAAGGAGTTGACAGAATGAGAACCAATCTTGCAGAGCGGCTCGGGTATGAGCCGGAGGAATCGACCGAGGAGCGGCAGGCGCGGCTCCGGGAGGCATACCAGATGCGCAAGGCCATGCGGCGGCTGGCGCGGCTTGGGTGCTGCTGGCTGTCGGGCGTGGCGTTCGCGCTGTGCATCATTGCGGGCTGCGCAAAGACGGTGGACGTCGCGGCCATGCTGGGCGGCGTGTCGATGATGACGTTCTTCACAGGGATATGCCTGTGAAGGAGCGGAAGATCACGGTCGGATTCCGCCCTGACCAGCTGGCGGACGTGATCGAGGCGGTGAACGCCTACGCGGACGATCTCAAGAATGATCGGGCGCTCCTGTGCGAAATGCCGCGCGTCGATCATGAGACAACCGACGAACTGCTCAAACAGGAGACGCGGCTGCAAAAGCTGGCGTACTGGCTCCTGTGCGTGCAGGACGAAGCGCTATGACGGCGCAGATCTACGCGCCGCGCATGCGGCAGGTCCCGTCACCATGCGGGAAGGACTGCCAAAGCCGCGAGGCCGGATGCAGCACACGCTGCTGCAGCTGGACGCTCTATGAGAGCATCCGCAACCACATCTATGATGTCAACCACCGGGACAAAATCAGCCTGGAGCCGGACAGAGCCGCCATCCGGCAGATCGAGCGGGCGGCAAACAAAGACAGGAGGGGCAAGAGCTATGCGGCAAAATAGCATCGATTACCCCGGCGAGCGTCCCGCGAGGCGCGCGGATATCGTCGAGCAGCCGGGCTACGCCGGGAAGCACTATTTCGTGGTGGATTACGCAGGGCGGCAGCTGACCGTCCACGCAGCGGATGAAACGGCGGCCCTGTTCTGGGCGGCCAAGCGCTGGGGCTACAGCTTCAAGCGGCCGGAATACCACCAGACGGCCAGCGTGGCCAAACTCGGCTATCAGCCGGACAGGATGTTCGGATAAAAAATGCCCTCGCCCGGCTGGAACCGGTCGAGGGCGGAGAAGCCTGCGCTTCTCTGTGAAAATCAAGTACAAGGAGAGTATAGCATGAAAAATCCATATTTGCAAGAGGTAACGGAGATCATCCGCAAGCAGCAGGGTCCGCGTGGCCCGGTGTGGATGTGCGGCGAGCAGCTGCTGGAGATGATCGCGCCGGATGAGGCGGCGGCAAAGCTGGTGCTGGACGATCTGAAGCACGGCGGCATGAGCCTCAAGGGCTGCGAGGCCGAAATCAGAGCGTTCGCGCAGAAAAACGGCAGCTGCTGCACCGGCCCGGAGGCCGAGAAGATCATCCGCAAATATTTCGGCCTGCCGGAGCAGACGGCCGCGCCGAAACCGGAACCAGCAGCGCCTCCTGCACCGGCCGGAAACATCGTGAATCTGGAGGATTTCTTCGGATGAGCGAACAGATCGATTATGAGGAGCGGCTGCCGAGGCAGCCGTCCGAGGGTGCGCTGGACTGGTGCATCCGGACGAAATTCAAAACAGAGTACGCTATCTACAGGGATACATATTACCGCGATCCGCTGACCGACATACAGGAAAACGCTGTGTCCGTGGCCTGCACGGCCTGCGGCGGCACCTGGATCGCAGAGAAGGTCAGAGGGGCGGACTGCGGCAGAGGCTGGGCGCCGTTCGGCTTCGTGGAGGGCATCATGCAGATCGGCCCGGAGGACAAATTCCGCTGTCCGCAGTGCGGCGCGGAGCTTCGGGCAAAGCACATCGGGCAGCTGTCACGGGCCGGGATCGACGACAACATCTATTTCTGCGAACCGTGGCAGCTGGGAGAGAAATTCGTCCTGCTAGGCTGGCGGGCGGAGCGGAACATCGGCAAGGACGCGCAGAAAGTTTACCGGATGTGGCCGCATGAGGCGTATGTATTTGAGCAGAAAAAGACCGTCCGGCTGACAGGCTATCAGAAATTCATGAGAACGATCCGTTACTTTGACAGCTGGCGGCAGGTGAAGCGCTGCGACGATAGATGGGGCAAGACGCTGGATGAAAACTGGTTCCGCAAGCCGGAAGATCTATCCGGCACGACCATTGAGAACGCCGCTCTGCCGCAGTACCTGAAATCGGCCGGGGACAAGGCGCGGCCCGTCGCGTATCTGCGCCTCTGGCAGAAGCACCGGAACATCGAGAATCTGATCGTGCAGGGCTGCGGGGGCATGGTCGCAAGGGCGATCGCGTGGGATACAGAGAGCTGGGACTACTGCGGCGGGCACAGCGCGAAGCTGGAATGGATCGACTGGAAGCAGAAGCGCCCGGCCCGGATGCTGGGGCTGGACAAGCAGGAATTTGCCTTCTGCGTCAGGCAAAAATGGATGCAGGACGATCTTGCGAAATACAAGATGGTGCGGGCGTTTGAGCCGGTGCGGCTGCCGGAGGACTGGAGCCTGCTGAAAAAGCTGCAGATCTACGAGCTGAACAAGCTGTGCAGCGAAAAGGCACTGCTGCCGGACGCCGTGGGCGGAAAAAGCATGCAGCTCTGGCGCGGCCGGCTGACCGTCATGCGCTGCCTGCGGTATCTGGAACGGCAAAAGTCCGACATCACAACGCTGCTAGACTACTGGAACATGGCTCTGCGTGCAGGGCTTGACCTGCGGGATGAGCACGACCAGCTCCCGAAAAGCCTCAAACGCGAGCACGACCGGCTCGTGGAGGCGGAGCGGATTGCGCGGAATGAGGAAGAAAAGCGCAGGAAGCAGGCCGAGATCGAAAAGCGCCGCCCGGCATTTGAGAAGGTCGTCGCGCCTCTGGAGGCGTGGGCCTGGGCTGATGGCGGGATCTGCATCCGGCCGGTGCGCACCGAGGAAGAACTGGTTGACGAGGGCAGTGCCCTTCAACACTGCGTCGGCACCTACGGCGCGACCGTGGCGCGCGGCGACAGCTGCATTTTCTTTATCCGCCGCGCGGACGCGCCGGACGAGCCGTGGTTTACCCTGCAGGTGGAACTGAAAACAGTGAAAGAGCTTCAGAACCACGGCCTGCGGAACTGTGCGCCGACGAAAGAAGTGCAGGAATTTGTGGACAGATGGATTGAACACGTCCGGCGGATGAAACGTGCCGGAGCGAAAACGAAAAAGGAGGCAGCAGCATGAGTGAACAGAATCTGATGGTATCCCCGGAAAAGCTGGGCGCGGAGATCCGCGAGCTGACCCGGCAGGCAAAGGCCATGACGCTTTACTATGGCGTCGAGATCGGTCGGCGGCTGGAGGCCGCAAAGAGCATGGTCCCGTATGGAGGCTGGGGCGCGTGGCTGAAGGAAAACACGGAGTTTTCCCAAGCGACCGCGACCAGATTTATGCGGGTATTCAATGAATACGGCGCGGCCCAGATCGGCATTTTCGGGGCTGTGCCAGAATCGTCAACGTTGCAAAATCTCAGTATTTCCAATGCTTTGCGGCTTTTGGCCGTGCCGGAAGACGAGCGCGAGGAATTTGCCGAAGCAGTCGATGCGGAGAATCTTTCCGCCCGGGAACTGGAAAAAGCGATCAAGGAGCGGGACGCCGCCCGGCAGGAGCGTGAAAGCGCCCTGCGGCAGGCAAACAGCGATTCCCTTCGCGCCGAGAACGCGAAAAAAGAGGCGCAGGAAGCCTATGAGAAGCTGCGCGACATGGAAGATGAGCTGACCGCCGCGAAGGACGAGGCCTGCCGCATGGCGGACGAGCTGGAAGCGCTCCGGAATCGCCCAGTCGAGGTCGCTGTCCAGCACGACGAGCAGGCAATCCGGGACGCGGAGGCCAAGGTCCGGGCGCAGGCGGAAACGGAGCTGCGCAAAAAGACCGACGAATGGCGGAAGCAGACCACAAAGACCGAACAGGAGATCGAGCGCGTCCGCAAGGAGGCGGAAGGGCTGAAGCAGCAGCTGACAGCGGCAAAGGCAATGGCGGAAGCCGCCTCTTCGGACGCGGAAAAGGAGCGTCTGACCGGAGAGATCGAGGATCTGCGCAGAAAGCTCGCCATGTCCGACAAGGACGTGACGGCCGCGCACCTGCATTTCAGCCAGTGGCAGGCGGCATTCAACCAACTGACGCAGGCTGTCAGCCGCATCGAGGACGAGGACAAGGTCGGAAAGCTCTGCGCAGCCATCCGCGCCCAACTGGCCGCGTGGGGGAAGGCAATGGAGGGCACAGCATGACAGACAAGGAAATCGTGCGGGCGCTGCGGTGCTGCGCGAAGGGGCTTGGACACGACGACGCGTGCGAAAACTGCAAGGTCGGAGAAATCCAAGATCGGCGGGAATACATCGAGTTTGCGGCTGCTAACGCAATCGAGCGCCTGACCGCCAAGAACGCGGCGCTGCGGGAGAAGGTGCCGCAGTGGATCAGCGTGGAGGAGAAGCTGCCGGCAGATTATATTAAGCGATACCTTATCGCTTTTAAGGACGCAGGCGGAAGCATCGTGGATGCGGCTCGGTATATTCCGGGGCTCGGTTGGGAGTGTTGCAACTGGGAGGTTCCGCAGGGTTTGATTACCCACTGGATGCCGCTGCCGGAAGCGCCGGAGGAAGGAGGCAAGGCATGATAGCTGTTTTAATCAGCATCCGCCCGAAGTGGTGCGAGAAAATCATCAACGGGCAGAAAACTATCGAGGTGCGCAAGACGCGCCCGAAGATGGATACGCCGTTTAAGTGCTACATCTACGAATGCGGAAACGGCAAAGTCATCGGGGAATTTCTGTGCGATGAGATCATCAACATTAACGGCGCGGGAAGGATCCCGTCGGATGCTGCGCGGCCAACCTGCCTAGAGCCTGCGGAGCTGCACCAGTATCTCGGAGCTGCCACAGGCTTCGGCTGGCACATCTCCAATCTCAAGATTTACGACACCCCGCGCGAACTGCGGGAATTTTACGCTGTGCCAAATGAGGTAGAGGTAGCGCTCAAGGCAAAACCCAAGCCGGTCACCCGCCCGCCGCAGAGCTGGCGGTATGTGGAGGAAGAACTATGGAACGACTGACTTATTTCAAAGACGGATACTGGCGGGTAAATTTCAGCGGAGTGCAGTACCAGGCGGATTTTGTTGATCGCCTCGCGGCCTACGAGGACACGGGCCTGACGCCGGAGGAAATCAAGGCTCCATTTACGGAGGACACGATGATAAATCTGGCAGCGCAGGCGCTGGGAGTGGAGCCTAGCCGCCTCCGCGAGCTTGCCGAGGCCGACAAGGACGGGCGCGTCATTATATTGCCGTGCAAGGTGTACGAGACTGACGGGGTGAGGGTGTATGAGCACACGGTGCGCGAGGTCATCTACGAGACGGCAGGCGGCCCGGCTTTCGATAAAAATGCAATCGGGAAGAGCATATTTTTAACCCGCGAAGAAGCCGAGAGGGCTTCGCGGGAAACACAAGGGAAGGAGGATGCCGATGGAGCGACTGACAAGCCGGAATGAAGATTGTGTTCTGGTAAATGGGCACGGTCTGTACCACTTAACGATGACCGAAGTCGTTCAGATGGCAGATCGACTTGCGGCCTACGAGGACACGGGGCGGGAGCCAGAAGAAGTAACCGCTCTGGGGAAACTGTTTGATTACGCACTGAAAGAATCAAAAACGCTGACTGAGCAGCTTACATTGCTCCATCACATCCGCGAGCTTGCCGAAGCCGACAAGGACGAGCGCGTGGTGGTGCTGCCGTGCAAGGTGGGCGATAAATTATCCAGAGTGTTTGCCGGAGAAATCTTCGAGCACCGAGTCGGGAGCATGAAATACTTCGCAATACAGGGAAAGTGGGACATTGAAACGTACCCGTTCCTCCCATCCGTAGAGAGCGGCATAGGGAAAACAATTTTTCTCACCCGCGAAGAAGCCGAGAAGGCTTTGCGGGAAATGGAGGGCAGGCCATGACCAGAAAACGTGCAAGAAAGATCCTCATGTCTATCGGCACGAGCAGAAACCATGCAAACTGGGGGCTGACGGCAAAGCCGTGCTGGAAGACAAATGCCGGTGTGGTAGAGGACACGCTGACGATCACCCTGTACGCGAAGCTGCTGCGGGCAAGAATGGAGGGCAAGAAGGATGGCTAAGCACATAACAAGCGCACAACTGCAGGAGATAATGGACGCGGAGGAAAGAGGACTCGATAAATACAACGAGGCACTGCGGCGGATCGCCGGAATCGAGGCAAGGGAATATACCACATACCAGTATTTTGATGAACGCGGTGAATACGTAGGCGACGACAACGAGATGCTGCTTGAAGATATACTGGATAACGCAGGTGTGGAGGTGCACGATGCCTGACGAATATATCAGCCGCGAAGCGGCACTGAAAGATTTTGAAGCCAGCAACGCGGAAAATCCGCGCTGGACACCTCAACGGGTGAAAACGCTTCTGCTGCGCCAGCCCGCCGCCGACGTTGCGGAGGTGGTGCGGTGCAAGGACTGCAGGCACAGTAAGTATGCAGCGTGGTGCGAGGGATATGCGTGCTGCAGAACAGTTGGAGAGTATCATCACGCAGATTTTGGATGCACAGCCGGAAAACCGCGAACAAACGGAGTTACAGAATGAGCGGCTTGCGGTTTGAATCGATGGCGGACATGCCGCCGCGGATGCGGGAGCTTTATGCACGGCAGCAGATGCCGGGGACTGCCGCGGCGCCGAAGAAGGCCTCAAAGTATCACAGCACGCCCGCCGAGCGCGGCGAGCTGCGCTTCGACAGCCAGAAGGAGGCGCGGCGGTATGACGAGCTGATGGTGATGCTCCGGGCTGGCATTATCTCCGATCTGCGCCTGCAGCAGCAGTTCACGCTGCAGGAATCTTATATGACAGAGACCGGAGAGCGGATCCGAGCGGTGCGGTACACGGCGGACTTTTCGTACAAATTCGGCGGCAAGCTCGTCGTCGAAGATGTGAAGTCAAAGCCGACGCGGACAAAGGAGTATCTGCGCAACCGGAAATTCATGCGGTCAAAATTTGGAATCGATATACAGGAGATTTAAACATGCCAGAAGAAAAAAACGAATGCCGGACGGGAATGCCGTGCGGCCTACCGAAAAGCGGGAACGCCTGCATGAACCGCACGACGGCCTGCTGCCTGAAATGCGGCTGGAACCCGGAGGAGCGGGGGCGGCGCAGGGCGCTGCCGCTCGTCAAGGGCGCGGACGGCCTGCTGCACAAGGATATCAGCACCAAGGAATAGGCAATCAGCCGGGGTACATATTTTATCGGACTTATGCCGCGGCCGCTCCGCCATGAGACGGCTGCGGAAGGAAACCCCGGCTTTGCACCCGGCGCACGGAAAATCCCTCAAGCCCGTGCGCCGGGAAAGCGCGTGTGGAACGTGCGCGCGAACGGAACCCCGTCAACGTTACCCCACACGGGGGTCTCGCATAGCCTTCGTGCATCGCTTGCCTCCTTTTTTATAAGCCGCCTGACGGCAGTCAAGGGCGGCTCGCCCGGAAATGCGCAGCGTTTGTCAAGCGAGCGCGGCGCGCCGGTGCGCAGACGGTGAAAGCCCGTCCTGCCTACGGGGGCCGGAATACCGGCCAAGGATCGGAGCCACATACCAAGCGGAGCGGTACCCAATTTTCAAAGCGCCGGGATATGTGATCGAGTCCGGCGGCAAAAGAATCAATATCCGCGCCAATGAGTGCGTGGAAGTATGAAAGGAGATCAAAATGGCAGAAATCATGGGCGCGTTTGCGCACAACCTCGACAATTTTGTTGCCTATTATGAAAAGCTGAATTGGGATACCAGCTTCCGGGGCGAGGCATACCCGCCGCGCATCGTCATGGAGCAGTCCACGCCTCCGCTTTTTATAGTGGAGGACGGCCAAAAGAAACTGGTGCCAAATCCGACGATTCAGATTATTGGCCGCCCGGAGACTGAAGTTATTACGACCGGCAAGCTGCAGATCGGCAAGAAGGATTTCACAAAGCTGACCAACCGCGCCGCCGCTCTGCTGGAACTGTTCCTGCACGGCTTTATGCAGGAACGAAAGGAAATGGAGGCGGAACAGGGATGAGTAAAAAAGACAAGCGCCGGGAAGCGCTGCGGCTTGGCAAAAAGGACATGAGCTTTGCGGAGATCATGCAGGCAATAGGGGCGTGCAGGGCGGACGACTGCGACAAGTGCCTGCTGAACGGCGGCCCCATCGCAGGATGGTTCCCGGAGGATGTGCCGGACTGCTATACCGTGCTGCTTAAAAACGCGGAGAAGCAGCTGCGCCGCACCGGGAATTGGTGGCGCTGGGATGATATCTTCCGTGTCTACCGCTGCCCGGCCTGCGGCAGGCCGGAGAAGCCACATATCGAAGTCTGGAAAAATGGCGGCGTGAAGCGCGTTTTGCCGCGCCGGTGCCAATACTGCCAAGCAACACTGGAAGGGATAGAAGGAGAAGAAAATGATCATTGAGATTTTAGAGCTTGCATCCGCGCTGGAGTGGATTGCGCTGGGCGTGCTGGTATTTTTCAAGCTGCGCAGCCTCAGACGCAGATTGGAAGCAGCGCTGAAGGATCTGGAAGATTCTATCCGCTGAACGCATGGCCGGAATCTCCGGCCACGCTTTGAGCGGGTAGATTGGGAGGAATCACCATGAACATTGTGTACAACATGGACTGCATGGAGTATATGCGGACGCTGCCGGATAAGGAGTTCGATCTGGCCGTGGTAGACCCTCCGTATTTCAGCGGCCCGGAACGCCGGGGCTATTACGGCAGCAGGGTAAGCAAGATCGGCGTGCATAGGGATTACCCGATCTCCCCGGAGTGGGAAATCCCGGGCGTAGAATATTTTGATGAGCTAAACAGGGTGGCGCAGAAGATCATAGTCTGGGGCTGCAACTACTATAAATATATTTTTCCGCCCGGACGAATTGTCTGGGATAAGTGCAACGGGGAGAGCAGCTTCAGCGATTGCGAGATCGCGGCGACAAATTGCCATGATAGCGTCAGACTGATCCGGTATATGTGGAATGGAATGATGCAGGGCAAAAGCATCGCCGACGGCACTTCCCAGCAGGGCGATAAGCGGAAGAATGAGAAAAGGATTCACCCTACACAAAAGCCTGTCGCACTCTATGCGTGGATCTTCACCCGGTATGCAAAGCCGGGATACAAGATACTTGATACGCACCTTGGGAGCGGGAGCAGCCGGATTGCGGCGTATGACGCAGGGCTGGATTTCGTGGGGTGTGAGATCAACAAGGATTATTTCGCGAAACAAGAGGAACGTTTCGCCGCGCATACGGCGCAGCTATCACTATTTGTATAAAAGAGGATGGAGTATGGCAAAGAGGCACAAGCGCCGCCTGTTTACAGGGGCGGTATGTACGCAGATCGTGTATACCGTGTCCGATGGCGCGAACAAAAAGACCAGCAAGCCGCGAAAGCCGCGGTTCCAGACGCAGGCGGAGCGCGAAGAATTCAACGGGAAGCTCTCGGCGGATAGGCTGGCGGCCATTGTCAACGCCAACTTCGGGCCGACGAGCCTGTATTCCACGCTGACGCTCAGCGTGGAGAATGAGGTACATACCGCGCAGGAAATGCGGCGGCTTCGCGATCTGCTCTGCCGCCGCCTACTATATAAATACCCGGAGGCAAAGATCGTGATCGTCTATGGCCGGGGCAAGTCGACAAATCGCTTCCACCTCCATATGATTTCGGAAGGCATTCCCGCCGAAGAGATCGGCAGGATCTGGGGACTTGGCAGCGTGGTCGAGATCCGCCACCTGCGGGAGCATAATTATTATCTGGATGAAAACGGAAACAAAGTAGATCATGGCCGGGACTACACGGCCCTTGCCAATTACCTGCACAGCCACTGGCGCAAGGAATTCGGCGGCCACCGGTACAAGGCGACGCGCAATTGCATCCGACCCGAGCCGGAACCTGCGACAGAGGCCGTGCGCGAGTACAGCCCCAAGCATCCGCCCGTCGCCCCGCGCGGTTACATCTTAGTCGAGGCCAGGATGACCAAGTACGGGTATCAATACTATAAATATGTAGTTGATCCAAGATCAGAGCACAAGCGGAACGAGGCCGCTTTCTTAAAACCTCGTAAATGAGTAGCGTTTTAAGACGAAAGGAGCGATCAGCATGAGCCAGAAACCGATCACGCATCCACGCGCAGACAGAAAGCCGGTATGCACCCGGAAAGACTGCATCTGCCATGACTGGCGTTGCGAGAATTGCTGCGCCAAGTATCGCCATATCTCCGATTGCAAGGGCGTCGAGCCGGAAAGGGACGGGGAATGCAGGACGTGAGCAGAAAGCATAGCAAAAAGAGCAGTACGCCGCCCCCACCTGGCTTCCCGGCACAGCTGCGGAAACTGCGGGAGCGCTATGGGATGTCGCCGGAGGCACTTGGGGAGTGCTGCGGCCTCTCGCGGAATATCATCCGCAGATATGAGCGGGGAGAACGCTGCCCGTCCGTTGATTCCGTGGTGAAAATAGCCGATTTCTTCGATATCTCGACAGACAGCCTGATCGGAAGACGAAGAAATTGACGGCAATCCCCCAGTTGGGGGAAAATAAGAGAAAAAACATGACAAAATATAAGCCACAGGGGCGGAGCATACCCGTCTCTGCTTTGGCATAAACAAAAACCGGCGCAAAGGAGGCGGGGAGATGGGGAAGCCGAGAAAGATCAAGAGCGTAAAGGCGATGGAGCGGGCAATAGAAGCTTATTTTGCAAGCTGCGAGGGCACGCCGCGCCTCGACAAAAATGGCCAGCCCATCTACGACAAGCACGGCCAGCCGGTCGTTGTCGGAGCGAAGCCGCCGACCGTCACCGGGCTTGCGCTGGCGCTCGGCCTGTCCGGGCGTAAAGTCCTGCTGGACTATCAGGGCCGCGAGGAATATCGTGACGCGATAACGCGCGCGAAGGCACGATGCGAAGCTTATGCCGAGGAACGACTTTATGACAAAGACGGTTCGCCTGGTGCAAAGTTCAGCCTTGGATGCAATTTTGGATGGGCATCGGAGGACGAACGGCGCGGAGATCCGGCGGCGTTTGCGGCGCTGATCTCCGCGATCACGGGCGGCGGGAACGATGCGCCTTAAAAAACTTTCACAAAAGCAGAGGGAGATATTCGACTTCTGCAAGACAGACGAGACGACGATGATCTGCGACGGTTCCGTCCGATCCGGCAAAACAACGATCATGACGCTGGCCTTTCTGGCATGGGCCATGCAGAACTACGACCGCACGAATTTCGCAATCTGCGGAAAGACCGTGCAGTCGGCAGAACGGAACATCCTCCGCCCGCTGATGGAGGTCGAAGGACTTGGAGCGGCGCTGGCGCTGTCCTACAAGGTTTCTACGCGCGTCCTGACAGTCCGCTGCGGCGCGCGGGTCAACTGGTTTTATCTCTTCGGCGGCAAAGACGAAAGCTCGTATATGCTCATCCAGGGCATTACGCTCGCGGGCGTTTTATTCGACGAGGTTGCACTGATGCCGCAGTCATTTGTGGAGCAGGCAACAGCCCGCGCGATTTCATTCGAGAACCCGAAATATTTTCTGAACTGCAACCCGGAAAGCCCAGCAAACTGGGTGTACAAAAAATACATCGAGCAGCCGCCCGCAGGCACGCGGCACATCCACTTCCTGCTGGAAGATAACCCGATCTTGACACCGCAGATGATCGAGCGGACAAAGGCGATGTATTCCGGCGTTTTTTACGACCGGTATATTCTCGGCCTCTGGAGAATCGCCGAGGGTCTGGTTTACCCGATGTTCGACCGCGAACGCAACGTCACAAGCGAGCGGGGCGGGCCGGGGCGGTACTGGATCTCATCGGACTACGGCACACAGAACCCTACCGTCTTTGCATTGTGGCGAGAATATGGCGGCAAGGCCGTCATGGAGAAGGAATATTACCACAGCGGACGCGAGAGCGGGCGACAGAAGACCGACGAAGAATATTATCAGGATTTAGAGGCATTCGCGGACGGATACCGCATTGAGCGTGTCGTGCTCGACCCATCGGCAGCGTCCTTTGCCGAGTGCATCCGGCGGCACGGAAAGTTTTCTGTATGGAAAGCAAACAACGCCGTGCTGGACGGCATTCGCTTCACGGGGGCCTGCATCAAAAGTGGCATAATCAAATTCCATGAGAGTTGCAAAAACGCGTTTCGGGAATTTGGCCTTTATAGCTGGGACAAAGACGCAGGCGAAGACCGCGTGATAAAAGAAAACGACCACGTGTGCGATAGTATCCGATATTTTTGCATGACCGTTTTGAGGAGAGAAATCAAGAAATGAGCCTTTTGACAAACATTCGAGGGTGGTTCCGGAATATGCTTTTCCCGCAGGCAGTGGCCGAGCGGGAATTCGGCGTATCTCCGGCAGTCAGCCCGAAGATGGAGCAGAATATAAGCCTCTGGTACGCGATGTTTATTGGAAATCCACCCTGGCAGACGTGCGATGTCATTGCTGTCGGGATTCCGGCAGCGATCTGCCGGGAGATTGCACGACCGACGCTGGCCGAGCTGACGGCCAACATCACCGGCAGCGCCCGGGCGGATTATCTGAAAGAGTGCTTTGAGCGGGCGGAAGAAAATTTCCACAGCGCCTTAGAGCTGGGACTTGCGCTCGGCGGTGTGGCATTTAAGCCGTATATCTACGGCGAGCAGCTGCTGGTCGACGTGACCGGCGCGGCAGCATTCCAGCCGACGAAATTTGATCCTGCCGGGCGCTGCATCGGAGGCGTCTTCCGGGACAAGCCCGCGAAAGTGGGCGGGAAGTATTATATCCGCCTCGAATCGCACGAGCTGGACGGCACGACCTATACGATCCGCAATAAAGCATATTACAGCGACGCCTCCGGCACGGTCGGCGCGGAAGCACCCCTGAATGCCGTCCCGGAATGGGCGGACATTCAGCCGGAAATCACGATCCAGAATATGAGCGGGCCGCTCTTCGCGTACTTCCGCCCGCCTGCGGCCAACACAACGGACGCAAACAGCCCCTGCGGAATGTCCGTCTACGGAGACGCGGCTACTGTGCAGCTAATCAAGCAGGCCGATGAGCAGTGGGAGCGCCTGCGCTGGGAATATCGCTCCAGCGAGCGCAAAGTCCTGATGGATGGCACGAGTTCGACTGCGGATATGTTCAACAAGCGTATGTTTGAACTAGGACCGTTCTCCACTAGCGGCGAATTCTTTCAGTACATCGAGCCGCAGATCCGCGACGAAGCAATCTACCGAGGTTTCCAGAATACGCTTCGCCGTATCGAGTTCAACGTCGGATTGGCTTATGGAGATATTTCCGATCCGCAGACCATCGAGAAGACGGCGACGGAGATCCGCAACAGTAAGCAGCGCAAATATGTGCTGATCGACAGCATTCAAACGGCGCTTGAACATACGTTTGACAGTCTGCTCTACGCGCTCGATACATACGCGACGCTCTACAACCTTGCGCCTGCCGGGACGTACAGCACTGATTACAGCTGGGGCGATTCCATCCTTGACGACGCTGAGAAGAAGGAACAAGAGCGGGCAAACGACCGGCTTGACCTCGCTGATGGAATTCTGAACCACTGGGAATACCGCGCAAAATGGTACGGCGAGGACGAAGCGACTGCAAAGGCAATGCTGCCGCGGGCGCAGGACATGGTAACTGAACAGCAACAGGAGGTAGAGTAATGGGCGGTAGAGGCGGAACTGGCGCGGGGGGGAGGAAGAGCCGGTGTAGGAGGCGGGACTGCAAACTCCAGCGCAACTATCCCTACGGAGCAAAGAATTAGGGTGCCGTATTCGGAATACAAGGATGTATACGAGAAAGAATCGCACAAGGTATATTATTCTTATGATTCCCAAAATAAAACAATCGAAATAGATATAAACCCACGAATATACGAGATAGCCAAAATCATGCCGGATAGCTTTTACCAGCAGCTGTTGGATGGGTACAAAACGGGCATAAAGGCAGATAGCAAAGAGGGGAAGAAACAAAAAGCGTTCTATGCGCGAGTTGTGTATGATCGTTACAGGAAGATTGCAAGCAAGGGCGGGGCGATGAAAAAGGAAGCTCCAGAGTGGCAGAAAAAAGCATTTAATATAGCTGTCCACGGGAAGAAATGATTAATTTTGAGAATCTCGATAAATTTGCATTTCCCGGTGTCGGGAAGTACGGAATTCCTCAGATCGAGCCAATTAAGATATATCCGCAAGGCGAATTTATTCCGGTGAATTATCACTATGCGGAGAAAGAACCTGCAAGAAAGATCGTGCATTTCTTCGTGGACGATTATCAGTTTATCCGCCACTGGAACACACCGGACAAGTACATTCCGAAGCTGTTGCAGTTTGCAGCGGTATGCGCGCCTGATTTTTCCACATACACAGATATGCCGCTTGCAATGCAGGTATACAATCACTATCGTAAACACTGGCTTGCGGCATACTGGCAGCTCCACGGAATGACGGTTTATCCGACAATCTCATGGAGCGATGAGAGCAGCTATGACTGGTGCTTTGACGGGGAACCTGTCGGTGGTGTTGTTGCGGTTTCCTCGGTGGGAACGCAGGCAAACGCTGAAAGCAAGCGCCTGTTCCTGCGCGGCTACGAAGAAATGATGAAACGGCTATCCCCGGAATGGGTGATCTTCTACGGCAGAGTGCCGGAAGAATGCGACTGGAACGTGATACGGGTAAAGCCGCATTACGACGATATTGTGAAACGGAGAAGGGCGGTGATCGGATGAAGTACCCTTTTTAGCCCAGAACTATTAGACACCATCCCGGAAGAGATTGCAGAGCTGTTCCGGACGCTGGAAGATACGCTGCTGGATGAAGTCTGTTCCCGGCTTAAAATTGCCGATCAGCTCAACGAAGTAACGGTTCAGGATATCCGGGCGCTGCGGTCGCACGGCATTGATCTCAAGAAGATCAAAAGGGCCATCCAGAAGACAGCGGACGTCAGCGAAGAAAAACTGAACAAGCTGCTCGACGATGTTGTGGAGCGCAACCGGCGATATTACAACGACCTTATTACGCTGGCCGATGTGACGAAGCCTGACCGGCTGGTAGACGCCTCCGATATCGACGCGATCCGCAGGCAGACGCTCGGAGAATTCCGAAATCTGACGCAATCTTTGGGGTTTTTAGTGGACAATGGCCAGAGAATGCTTCCGCCTGCGCAAGCATATCAGTGGGCCCTAAATTCGTCAACGCTGCAAATTCAGAGCGGGGCGATCAGCTATAATCAGGCGATTGCCAACGCCGTCAAGCAGCTGGCAGAAAGCGGAATCAAAGTCGTAGACTATGAGAGCGGACACACAGATCAAATCGACGTGGCCGCCCGCCGGGCCGTTATGACGGGCGTGGCGCAAATCTGCGACAAGTATTCCGACCAGTCGGCGGAATATCTGGATACCCGGTATTTTGAGATCACAGCCCACTCCGGCGCACGAGACAAGCCCGGCCCGTCCCCGTGGTCGAGCCACAAGGATTGGCAAGGGAAAATTTATTATAAAAGCGAAAACGGAGAGCCTGACCCGCTTGGGCAGTACAAGGATCTCGTGGAGACGACCGGCTACGGCTATGTAGACGGCTTGACCGGCGCAAATTGCCGACACTATAAGCACGCCTATATCCCGGGCGTCATGGAGCCAACCTATTCCGAGGAGCAGCTGGAACACATTGATGATGGTCTCGGCTGCGAGTTTGACGGGAAGAAATATACCGCATACGAAGCGACCCAAATGCAAAGACGGCTCGAACGGTCGATTCGCAAACAGAAGCGTTTGAAAAACGCCTATAAAGCATCCGGACAAAAGGACAAGGAGACCGCCGCAGCAGCCAAGCTGCGCCGCCTGAACACGAAATACCATGATTTCAGCAAGGCAGCAGGACTGCCAGAGCAGCCGGAGCGGACAAGGGTTCTGTATACAGACGCAAAATCCGAGGCTGCGGCCAGCAAAGCGAAAACGGTTGAGCGGGTGGAACCTCCGACCAACACAGAACCAGCAGAAAGCGCCGGCTTTCAGCCGAGATACACCGACGTAACGGAAAAGTGGCGCGCGGAGGCCACTCCGAACAGCCACACTGTACAGGACTTGCAGGAGTATACTGCAAACGGCGTTACATACAAGGTCGACGGGCATAATGTCGTGCTTGACCACACAGAGCACGAAAAAGAAATTGCCGGACTCCTTGAAAAGGAATTCGGCGGCGAAATTGGGCTAGTTCCGCGTGTCAATAATCCGCAGGGGGTGTCCACACCGGACTATATTTTCCGAGGGGAAGCGTATGACCTGAAAACGCTCGGAGAAAAAGCCGGGGGAAATACGATTTTCAATCGTGTGAAAAAGGCAGCCAAGCAGGGGCAGCGGTTTATTCTGGATGTCACCAAGACCACGCTTGACGAAAAAACAATAGATGCGCAAATTGAAAAAATATTTGCCAGAAAGGATACTGAGTGGGTTGATGAGATCATTGAAATCCGAAATGGAAAAGTGCAGAGAATCGTAAAAAGAAAATAAAAAAAGAAGCCGACACACCATCTCGCCCTTCTGGGAAGGGGTCGTGGACAGCGACCGGCTCTTATCTATTCTATACCACACTCTCACAAAAAATGCAAGGGGGGAAATTCAAATGGACAACTTCAAAGCGATTTATAAAATGCTGTCTGCGCTGGAACGCGCGATGGATCTTCCGGCGTTCAGCGTGGAGAGCTTCGGCCTGGACTCCATGCAGGTGTCCGGAGAACGTCTCTACAGGTATCTGGAAATGCTTCAGGACGCGGGGCTTATCAAGGGCGCGGAGCTTTATACCGACGTCACGGGCGAAATGCACCTGAGGAATGAGCGCCGGATTCAGATCACGCTGCAGGGGCTTGAATACTTGCAGGAGAACGCGATCATGAAGCGGATCTATAATGCCGCGAAGGGCATTGTAGACCTGATCCCGTGAGGAACGCCGTATGATCGACGAAAAACTGAAAGCCGCCATCGAGCGGGCGCTTGCCGCCGGATTCCGCGTCCAACTGAAACGCATGAAGGATGGGACAGTCAAGGCGCAGATCATCAAGGCGGAAGAGCTGAAAAAATAATACAGATACCGCAGCGCAATCGAGCGCGCGGAATGGCACGATGAGCCAACTACTGAGGTTTTCTTAGTAGTTGGCTCTTTTTGTTTTATCAAATCTTGACCGGCCCGAAGTCGCTAAACTACGGGGCAGCAGCGGACGCGACCCGCGAGAACAAAGCGAAGCTGTGAAGGAGAACCTATGAAGCGAGATTTTTTGGAAGGGCTGGGGCTTGATAAGGATACCGTAGACAAGATCCTTGACGAGAACAGCCGGGACATTGGACGGGAGAAGCAGAAAGCGGATCAGGCCAGAGAAGACCTGAATGCCGCCCGGCAGCAGCTGACCGACCGCGACAAGGATATCGAAGACCTGCGGAAGTCCAGCGGAGACGCTGAGAATTTCCGCAAGCAGCTCGAAGACCTTCAGGGCCGGTACACCAAGGAAACCGAGGATTACAAGGCGCAGCTCGCAAGCCGCGACTACGCCGACGCCATGACCCGCGCGATCACGGCCAAGGGCGTCAAGTTCTCTTCCAAAGCCGCAGAGAAAGCCTACCTTGCAGACCTCAAGGAGAAGCACCTTGAACTGAAAGACGGCGAGCTGACCGGCTTCGACGAGTGGCACAAGGCCCAGCTCGAAGCAGACCCGACCGCGTTCCAGTCCGGCAAGCCTGCGCCCACATTTGTCAAGCCCGTCGGCCAGGGCGGCGCACCGGCGGCAAAGAGCAAGGGCGCAATGTACGCGCAGCAGTTCAACGCGCAGTTTGCGCAGACACCAAACAAGGAGTGATTTGAAAAATGTCTATCGTTGTAAACACAAAAGCAGAAGTCAGGCCGAATTTCCTCGAAAGCGAAGTCGGCCTCGTCCTGAAAACCCGTGAAATCCCCGCGTCGATGGGCGTGCAGGACGGCAAGTACAAGATCGTAAAGGCCGGTACGCCGTTCCCGTCCGACAATTCGAACGCCGTAGGCCTCGTATTTGAGGACATCGACGTGACGGACGGCAATATGCCCGGCTCCGTGATGGTCGCGGGCCGTGTGCTGGCAGACCGCCTGTCGCTTGCATCCGCAGCCAAGACCGCGCTGTCCGGCAAGGGATTCACGTTTGTTGACGCGCCGGAGATCACGCGCGGCTATACCGTGACCTACGACAAAAACGACGGCAGCGGAACGCCGCCCGTCGACGAGAACGTCTACACAGAGGGCTCCTATGCCGACGTCTCGACCGAATACCCGCTGACCAAGAGCGGCAACACCCAGACCGGCTGGAGCACGTCTAAGGGCGGCGAAGCTGTTTCCAAGGTCGAAATGACCGGCAATGTGACCCTGTACCCCGTGTGGACTACGGCCTAAAGAAGGAGGAAAAACACCATGCCTGACATTCTTGAACTGATTTCCGACGCTGACCGTCTGGATTTCTCGCAGAACATTTCCGTCGCACGCCCGGCGTACCTCGGCGACCGGCTGTTCCCGGACCAGAAGACCGAAAGCCTGAAAGCCGAGTACCTGCGCCTCGCAAACGGCGCACAGATCCCCACGATGGCGACCGTCCACGCCTTTGACACCGAGGCCGAGATCGCCACGCGCCCCGCGCTCGAAAAGACAGAGGTTGAGAAGCTGTTTATCAAGCGCAAGATCAACCAGTCCGAGCGGGTGCAGCTGCTCAACGAAAACGGCGTATATGCCGACAACGCAATCGTGAGCTATGTCTTCGACGATATGCGCCTGATGGCCGATGCGGTCAAGGTCAGAACCGAAGTTGCAAAGATGGAAGTCATCGCGACCGGCAAGATGACCATCAAGGAAAACAATCTCAACATGACCGTCGATTACGGCGTTCCGTCCGCAAACACCGGCTTCAAGATCGACTTCGGCGCAGATGCTGATATCGTCGGCCAGCTTCAGGCCATCGCGGATCAGGCGGCGGCCTCCGGCCACGCCCTGAGCGAAATGGTCGTCGGTACGAAGATCCTGCGCAAACTCGCGTCCAACAAGGGCATTCAGACCCTCGTATACGGTACGGTCGGCGCTGGTACATACGTCACCACCGAGAAGCTGCGCAGCCTCTTTACCGAGCTGTTCGGCTTCGGCCAGATCACGACCAACGACCAGCGCTATAAGGCGCAGGCTGCAAATGGCACGGAAAAGACGTATCGCTTCTTCCCAGAGGACAAGGTTGCATTCCTGTCCAATGGTACGGCCAATTCCTTCGGCGTTGGCCTGTGGGGCGTGACGCCGGAAGAAAAGGGCTATGGCCCGTACACCGACAAGAGTGCACAGCAGTATATCACGATCACCCAGTGGGAAACGCCTGACCCGAAGACCACCTGGACAAAGGCAAGCGGCCTGTTTATCCCGGTCGTGCCCGATCCTTACGGCCTGTTCATCGGCGCGGACGTCAGCAAGTAAAATCGAGCCTCCGCGCCTGCATGACGGGCGCGGAGGCTGACCGGAAGGAGGGCGCAGCATGATCTACGCCGATTATGAGTTTTACGCGACCGTGTACCGTGGGACGGCGCTGGACGAAGAGCAATTCTGCGGCCTCGCCCGCAAGGCATCGGCTTACGTCGACTACATCACCATGAGCCGCGCGCGCTCCGCCGCCGGGGACAAGCTCGAAGCCGTCCAGAACTGCGTCTGCGCGCTGGCCGAGCTGGAGCAGGACGCCGGGAAGCTGGACAGCCTCGTCTATACGACCGACAGGCCGGTATCGAGTGAGACGGTAGGCGGCTGGTCACGCAGCTTTGGCTCACGCAATCTGTCGCAGGCAGATATGCAGCGGACGGAGACGCGCCGCCGGGAGATCGTGCTGGCGTACCTCGGACCGACTGGATTACTCAAAGCAAGGGGGTATGGGCCGTGTCCATGTTCCCCCACACCGTAACCATCTACAACGTCTCGCAGGAGACAGACCCGGCGACATTCAAGGACGTGGAGAAAACCTACATCACCGTCCTGCGCGGCGTTCTACTGGAAGCCTCCAAGGCGGCCAACGTCCGCCAGAGCGGGCTTGAGGGCGCGGATGCGGTGAATCTTTACATACCGTTCTCTACGCCCGCCGTAGACGGCGTGACAGGCACAGAGAAGCGCTACGTCGGCCCGCAGGAATTCTGGCGGGCAGCCGATAAAAGCGGAATCTGGACGCTCTCCACGGACGGCAACGGCGGAACGACATTTTTTATCAAGGGTGAAGTCGTGGAGCCGGACAAAACCGAGCAGATGCTTGAAATGCTCTATGACGACGTTTACAAGGTCACAAAGGTCGATATGAAGGACTTCGGAAGCCAGGACATGAGACACTTCGAAGTCGGAGGTTCCTAATATGCTGAAATTCAGCATAAAGGCAGACGGCTTTGATGAATTGCATGAGGCAATCGCACAGGCGTGTACCAAAGCGGAGCATATTGTCGCACTTCAGGCAAGAAAGGACACAGCCCCGTATGTGCCATTCTTGACCGGTTCCCTCGACCGCAGAACACAGGTGGAAGGGAATGCGATTATCTATCCCGGCCCATACGCAAGGTTCCTGTACTACGGGAAAGTCATGGTAGACCCGGAGACCGGAAGCACCTACGCGCCGAAAGGCGGGACAAAGGTACTGACCGACAAAAATCTTGTGTTCAACACGTCAGGACACAATCAGGCGCAATCGCATTGGTTCGAGGCGTCAAAGGCTGAAAATCTTGATAAATGGCTTCGTGTAGCGGACAAGGCGGTGAAGAATGGACTCTGAAAAGCAAAAAAGGCTGGTATCTGCGGAGGAAGAACAGGATATCTCCCGAAAGATGATGATCTGGGCAAATTCCTTCTCGGACGACGACATACCGGCCGCAACGATTAATTATGAATTCCTCGCCGCCGACTCGGCGAGTATGGCCCTGTCCACCATTCAGGGCGCGTACATCACACGAAAATTCATCCTCGGAGGGCACGAGGCGGAATATCAATTCAAGATCATCGCCCGCATCAAGCCCGGAAACAGCAACGACAAGCGCCTGAAATGCGACGCCATGCTGAACCGCTTCGGGGATTGGGCCACGCAGAACCCGCCGGATTTGGGCGACGGGATGCGCGTCCGGCGCATGGAAGCTGTCAGCCGCTCGGCCCTGTTCGCCCGGTATGAGGACGGCACAGAGGATCATCAAATTCTAATGAAACTGACATATGAGGTGATTTAACTATGGCAAATAAATACACAATCGCGGCAAAAAACGGCGAGAGCGCAGTCCGTGAAATGCTGATTACCGCTCTGGACACCAGCGACAGCACCACATCGAAGTGGTCGGCGATGGGCGTCAAGGTGACGGAGAGCTCCATCAACTACGATTGGGGGCAGGAAACGAAGAAGGACATTCTGGGGCACGTGTACACGAACGCACAGACACCAGAAATGACACAGAGCTTTTCCGGCAGTGAGATTGTAGGCGGTGACGACGTGATGAACCATCTGCTCAATCTTGCAGTCGTGGAGAAGAACCATGCCGCTCTGGTAAATCAGAAATGCCTGATCATCCACACATACCTGCAGGACTCCGCAGGGAAGTCGTTTGCAGAGCAGTATGACGCCTGCGCGGTGCTCGTCACGACAGACGGAGGCGAGGGCGGCGGCGTTCTTGCTTCGGACATTGAAGTGACATACGGCGGAAACAGGACAACAGGAACCGCAGCGCGCGGTTCGGATGGAACCATCACGTTCACGCCGGATTCGGATTAAGGAGGCTGCATAAATGCCTGAAATCAAATTTGAAACCGGTATCGTATCGTTCAAGCTGAACGACGCGGCGGAAGTCTCCTTCAACCCGACCGACAGCGCATTTGTCGAACAGATCTTCAACACCTTTGACGAGCTGGACAGGAAGCAGGAGGCGTATAAGGCCGAAGTCGACCACTGCGCGGACAAGAAGGAGATTTTCGCCATTGCCCGCCGCCGCGACGCGGAAATGCGGGACATGATCGACGGTCTGTTTGCCAAGCCTGTCTGCGCAGACCTGTTCGGCACTATGAACGTCTACGCGCTGGCCGACGGCCTGCCAGTATGGTGCAACCTCATGCTGGCCGTGATCGATCAGATCGACACGAGCTTCGCGGCAGAGCAGAAGAAGACCAACCCGAGGATTGCGAAATATACAGATAGATGGAAAACGCGCAGGCCCCCTGTTCGCGAAATATATTGATAGATGGGGAAAGTGATCTATTCCCTGCCGACCTCTGTTGAGGTCGACGGAACAGAATACGCGATCCAATCTGATTACCGCGCAATCCTCGATATCCTCGTAGCCCTGACAGACAGGGAACTGGACGAGCGGGACAAGGCGGAAGCGGCGCTGACCATCTTCTATCCCGACTTCGAAGAAATGCCCGTCAGCGACTATCAGGAAGCCCTGAACCAGTGCTTCCGCTTCATCGACCACGGGCAGGAGAATCGAGAGAAGAGAAAGCAGCCAGAGATCATGTCATGGGCGCAGGACTTTGATCTCTATATTGCGCCTATCAACCGAATCGCGGGCTGCGAGGTCAGGGCGCTGGAATACCTGCATTGGTATTCGTTTCTAGCGTACTATCAAGAAATCGGAGATTGCCTGTATGCACAGGTGGTTTCTATCCGCGATAAAAAGGCCAGAGGGAAGAGCCTCGACAAACAGGAGAGGGATTTCTACCGGCGCAACCGGGATATCGTCGATCTGAAGACAACATACTCGGAGGCCGAAGCCGACCTGCTTGCCGTATGGGGAGTCGGGACAAAAAACAGCCGCCCCGGTTAAGGGGCGGCAGCAGGAAAAACTTATTTTTTATACTCGAAAACGATTTCGCTACCCCAGAAGCTTGGAGAGAATCGAATCTCGATTTCACTCCAATCCTGCGGCGCTTCATATCCGACGACACCTTTCATTTTCTTCCCGGCGGCAATCGTGCCGTCAAGCTGCGGCTCGTCGGAACTCATCATGGCGGTGAGGCTGAGGCTGGTTGTATAGCCATCAATGTAGCTTTCGAATGAAAGCATGGTGCTGGACGCAATATCGCGGGATGAATTGTTTTCGATCTCGAATTCGCACAGAACAAAGACCTTTCCATCATCCGGCGAGACGTAATTTTGGCCGGAATTCTCGGTAACACTGAGCAACGTGACCGCCACGCCGTCTAGAACGACCTGGTCCCCAACGCCAAATGTTTCAGGCCCGGAATCGGATTGCTGCGGCGGCTGCTGCGAAGAAGAAACTGAGGTTCCGACCTTTTCCGGCTTGGAGGACGATCCGCAGGAAGCAAAGGCCGCGCCAATAAAGACGAAAAGACAGAGGAATATGATTAAAGCCGTCAGGCAGCCGCTGGGGCGTTTCGACTGCTTTTTGGTTTTTAGCCCGCCAACAACGTCAACGCGGTTCGAGGCGTTAATCTTGATGGTAAAAAACGCATTCTGTTGCCCTTCGGCAATGGTAAAGGATATGGTTTTATCCAGACGGCGATACCGGTAAAAAGAAAGTTCGTGCTGGCCCGGAGCGGCCACAGCTCGAAGTTCTTCACCGTTTTTCAGCGTGCCGACATCACAGCCATCCAATGCAACGCCGACGATCAGGCCAGAACCGTAAAAAGAATTGTCCCGGCTGATTTGGATAATGCAATCACTCATATTTCTTCCCTCCTTACTTGGAAGATAACACAAATAATAACAAAAATCAACCGAAAAGGTGGTGAAAATATGGCAGATGGGAAAATTGTGGTCACCGTCGACGCGGACGCGAAAAAAGCGCAGAAGGAGCTTGATACGCTGTCCGCGAAAATCGACAAGATGGAAGCCAAGCTAAACGAGGATACCAGAACGCAGAGCGGGCTTAAAAAGGAGCTGGACGCTGCGCTTCAGTCCGCAAAGCAGACGGAAGACGCGCTGAAATCGCTCCGCTCGGAGGCTGACCGCCTAAAGGGCATCACGTCCGGAAACGCTTCGGCTAATCCAGCTGAGTACATAGACGCTTATTCTCGACAGGCGGAGGTTGCTGCGCAGATCAAAGAGCAGGAACAGCTGCTGGTACAGCAAAACAAAACGGCGGAAAAGCTCGGGAGTCAATATGCAAAGATCACCGACAAGGTGATAACCCAGACCGATGCGCTTGACGCTGCAAAGACCAAAGCCGGTGAGCTGGTGCAGCAGATCACGAACGCCAGCGGAGCCTCGGCTAAAATGGCGGAGGTATCGGCGAGCGTCGAAAAGAGCATGAACAAATTCGGAAGAAGATTAAGCGGGGTACTAAGGAGCGCGCTGATCTTTACCGTCCTGTCCCGCGGCCTTTCGCAGCTGCGTAGCTGGCTCGGCGAGACAATCATGCAGAACGAAGCCGCCCGCGCATCTATTGCGCGACTGAAAGCCGCCCTTTTGACACTTGCGCAGCCGATCCTAGAAGTTGTGATCCCGGTTTTTGTGAAGTTAGTGAACATTTTAACCCAAGTCGTGACGGCAATCGCGAAGTTTTTCGGTATGCCCTCCGGAAAGAGCTGGGGCGCGCAGGTTTCAGCAGCAAAGGGCCTGAATGCCGAAAAAGAAGCCCTTGAAGGGGTGGGCGCCGCCGCAGAAGACGCAAGCAAAAGCATGGCGGGCTTTGATGAAATCAACCAGATCACCAGTAATCAGGCGTCCGGCGGCGGAGGGACGAGCGGAGCAGGCGCTTCGAGCGGGATCACACCGGATTTCTCCAATCTGGATCTTGCCGAAGACAAACTGAACGACATTCTTGGCATTGTCGGGGCAATCGCTGCAGGACTCCTTGCATGGAAGATCGCCAGTATGTTTACCGACGACCTCGGCAAGATCGGCGGCATCGCGCTCGCTGCGGCTGGCGCGTTCGCGCTCGTCTATTTCTGGCTGGACGCATGGAACAACGGAATCGACATGACAAACTTCCTCGGTATGCTCGGCGGTCTTGCGGCGCTTGCGGGTGGACTCGCCCTTGCGCTTGGGCCGACCGCTGCGGCAATCGCTCTCGTGGTAGGTGGCCTTGCAATGTTAGTCGTCGGGATCAAAGATGTGATCGAAAACGGCTTTACGCTGGAAAACACACTGACCATCATCGCCGGACTGCTTGCCGCCGGTATCGGGATCAGCATCCTGACGGGCAGCTGGATTCCGCTGCTGATCGCCGCAATTGCATCGATCCTTGTTGCACTTGTCACTTTTACAGGGCACGGCGAGGAGCTGATCAACGGGCTGAAAGATGTTGTTGGGGGCTTCGGGAAGTTCTTCAAGGGCGTATTTACCGGCGATATGAAGCTTGCCGCAGAGGGCGCAAAGCAGATCTGGAACGGCTTGAAACAGACGTGGAATGCGATTGTAAATTCTATCAAGGATGCATGGAATGCATTTGTTGAATGGTTGCGCAGCAAAAACCCGGCGCTTGCGAACATCTTTGAAACGATTGGCAAATTGTTCGGAGATCAGTACGAGGCGTGGAAGAAAATCCTTAGCGGGCTTATCACGTTTATTTCCGGCGTGTTTACCGGAGACTGGAAAAAAGCCTGGAATGGCGTCCTTGACATTCTGAAAGGTGTCTGGAATCTCGTAATCGGCACAATAGAGGGCGGAATTAACTTCATCATCGACGGCATCAACCTACTGCTTTCGGCGCTGAATAAAATTCATTTCGAGATTCCGGATGGTGTACCGCTGGTTGGCGGGAAAACCATTGGAATCAACATTCCGCCAGTGTCGCGCGTCCAGCTCCCCCGTCTCGCCTCCGGCGCGGTCATTCCCCCAAACCGGGAATTTATGGCCGTTCTTGGCGACCAAAAGAGCGGGACGAACATCGAGACGCCGCTTTCCACGATGGTGCAGGCCTTCAAACAGGCCATGAACGAGACCGGCGGCGCGGGAGGACGGCAGATGACCGTCATCCTCCAGCTTGACCGCCGGGAGCTGGGCCGTGCGATCTATCAGCTGAACAACGAAGAGACGCAGCGCGTCGGCGTGAAGCTTGCGGGGGTGAAGACATGAGAAGCGCACTGAGCCTTGATGGCAAGGCGTATTACAATCTGCACATCGTAAGCTGCAAGCGGTCGTTCTCCGTCCTAGACGGCGACAATGCCGGGCGCGTTATGACCGGCGCGATGACCCGTGATATTATCGGCACGTATTACAACTACAGCCTTGAAATTGATCCTGTATCGTCAGACCCGGAGGAATACGATGATTTTTATGAGAGCATTTCTGCCCCGGTCGACAGCCACGTGCTGACCGTCCCATATGCGCAGGGGACTATGACCTTTGACGCCTATGTAGCAAACGGCGACGATGAGCTCGCCGGGAGCTACGACGGGCGCAATGATTGGGGCAATCTGACGATCAATTTTGTCGCCATGAAGCCCAAGAGGACACCGGTATGAGTGTACGCGTGATCTATGAGGACGTAGCGGTAGGCGCAGCAGCGGCGGCAAGCGTTGCAAGCACCGCTGCGCAGCCCTTCTCCGACCTTCCGGAACTGCCGTATGGCACAGAGTCGGTGATCGTCGCAACAAACGAGCTGAACCAGTGGGTGCTGGACGGCTCCCGCCCGATCCTCACGACCGAGCGGGCGGCCTTCTGGTCTGCCGAGCCGAGCAAAGCAGACTGCACCTTCGACGCAAACCCGACGCTGACCATCACGCTGGACGGCACGTTCGCAAGCTCCGGCATTTACCTCTATTTTGACGGTGGCACCGGCGACTATTGCAGCGCCCTGACCATGACGTGGTACAACGGAGAGACAACCGTCGCGTCGCAGGACTTCACGCCGGACGGCCAGAAGTATTTCTGCGCAAAGCCCGTCACTGGATACAACAAGCTTGTGATCGAGCTGAAAAAGACGAGCCTGCCGTACCGGTACGCGAAACTCAGACAGATCTTCTTCGGCATCGTCCGGGAGATTGAGCGGGAAGACCTGCGCAGCGTCACCGTCACCGAGGGCGTTAGCGTGATTTCCGACGACGTAGAGATTAACACGCTGGATTTCACGCTCGACAATTCGGACGATATCGATTTCATCTTCCAAGAGAAGCAGCCCGTCAGCGCATACGACGGCGCAAAGCTGATCGGCGTGTTCTACATCAAGAGCTCGTCCCAGTCGAGCGCCCGGCTCTATGATGTCTCCTGCCAGGATGCGCTCGGCGTTCTGGACGATGAGCCTTTTGCGGCGGCAATCTATAGCGAGAAAAACGCAAAAGAGCTGATAAGCTCGATCCTCGGCACGCATTTCACGCTGGATTTTGACGCGGCGCTGGAGAACGAGACAGTAACTGGCTATATCCCAGACTGTACCAAGCGCGAGGCGCTTCAGCAGATCGTCTTTGCCCTGCGCGCGACCATCGATACAAGCGCGTCGCGCGGCGTGCGCGTCAGGAGGCTCACAGCGTCTTCGCCCGCCGATATTCCGCTTGAGCGGACATACACCGGCGGCAGCGTAGAAACGGCGGCAGTGGTCACGGAGGTGCGCGTGACGGCACATAGCTATTCGACGTCAGGCAGTGGGGAAAGCGTAGAGGTTGGCGGAACGACCTACTATCATACGACGTCGGTAACGTCCAAGACGAATCCGAACGCCACCACGCAGACCAAGCCGAACGTCATTGAGGTGCGCGATGCGACGTTGGTAAACAGCGAAAACGTAGCTACCATTGCGCAGCACATTTATGATTACTATATGCGCCGCCAGACACACAGTGTCCGCATCGTCATGGACAAAGAGGCTCCCGGCGATTACGTGCGCACCACAACGCCGTGGGGCACGAAGATCACCGGCACGATCACCAGCATGAGTATTCGCCTCAGCGGAATCGCGGCGGCAGAATGCAAGATTATCGGCACATAGAACGGAGGTGCGGCATTTGGTACAGGGAGATTCGTATAACCTTAGTGTTACCATCAAGAATAAAGGGCAGCCTCTGGACGTTGCAAGCGTTGAAAAGGTGGAAATTTCTCTGCTTTATCTGCAAAAGAGCTATCCGGGAGAGATCGGATACGAGGACGGAAAGTTTCTGTTTCCCCTCACCCAGCAGGAGACCTTTCGGCTCCCGAAGCTCTGCCAGATGCAGGTGCGCGTGAAATTCAAGAGCGGTGACGTGATTGGCTCGGAGATCAAGCAGATCGACGTTGCACACGCGCTTTCAAAGGCGGTGTTGTGATGGGCGGCATTGAATTTGAACTCAAGAACCGCGATCCGGTCGACGTTTCCTTTAACGTTTCCGTGCGTGCCGGCGGCGGCTCTGGCGGCGGAGGCATTGCATCGGCGCAGATCGATGAGATCCGCGTGCTGACAAAATCGGACTATGACGCGCTGGACAAAAAGGACGCGCGGACACTGTATCTGTTGGAGGGATAACATGCTGGCAGTTGGAATCAAACGCATTCTGGAGCTGTTCATCGGCTCCATGGGCATCAAATCCGCCCGCTTGGGCACAGAAACCATCTACGAAAGGCCTGGCGGCTTTTTGTACATCGAACTCACAAGCGAAGAAAGGGGATAAATCCAGATGGCAAGTTTTTTCAACCTGACACTTGATACGCTGGCACCTGCCGGCCTATCGCTGATCCTGAACGACGGCGCGCAGTACGCGACCAGCGCGACCGTCACCGCGAAGATCTCAGTCACCGACGCCGCGACGACCGGCTACCAGATGAAGATCTGGGGCACAAAGGCGGCGGCAAAGGAAGCAGATGCGTCGTGGGAGACGTTCGCCGCAACAAAATCCATTACGCTCCCGGACGGCGACGGCCTGAAGACGATCTATGTAAAGGTGCGCGACGACGTCGGCAACGAATCGACTGCGGCCAGCGACTCCATCACGCTCAACACCTCGATCCCCGCCGTGACCATCACCGGCCCCGACAAGAGCCGCATTTCCAAGGTCACGGGCTACGACGCGGCGGCCTTCTCCTTCGTCTGCGACGTAGACTTCGAGGAATACACCGTCCGCGTCGTTCCGGCGACGAGCAGCCTGCACACGGCGGGCACCCAGATCCCGACGACGGGCGGCTCCACCAACGTCAGCGGCACGGCGGGCGGCTACAAGAAGAACACCGCCATCAACGTCACCGTCAAGGGCGCGGATCTCGAAGCAGCGTCCTCCGGCGACGGCGTGAAGATCGTAAAGGTCTTCGTCAAGAACGCCGCCGGGACGTGGAGCGCAGCCTAATGGCCGCGCCGGAGTTGACCTTCTCCATCACCGGAAACAAGATATCGGCAGTCTCGGGATTCGACTCGATCACCGTCACATTCTCGTCGGACATCGCCTATACGGCTTTTGAGTGCCGCGCGACGAAGTCCGGCGAGGATTGGGGCCGCGGGAAGGGCGCTTTGATCGCGTCCTTCTCCCAGACCCCGGCGGGCACGCAGCGCACCTTTGAGATTTACGACGATTTTCTGCTTTCCGGTGATGGGGAATACCGCATTTCGTTGTTCGCGCAGGGCGTGGACGGCAGCTGGAACGACAACTACGGATTCATCCCGCTGGGGCAGTCGCAGCCGCTGAAAACGGCAGACGGCGAGGATTTTCTGTGTATGAAGGAGTGATCGTATGGCTTACAACAGCCAGTTTACCGGCGCGCAGATCGACGAGGCCATCGGCGACGTGCGCGGAAACAAAGCCGCATGGAGCGGCAAGCAGGACGTGCTTTTGGCCTCTGGGGCAAAGGTCGGCGACCTTATCAAGGTCAAGGCGGTCGACGCAAGCGGCAAGCCGACGGCGTGGGTGGTGGCCGTGGCGGGCAAGGACTACCTCAAAACCGCCCCTGTCACCTCCGTCAACGGCAAGACCGGAGCTGTCAAGGTTCGCGAAGTGCCGTCTGTCACCGCCGCTGATAATGGAAAATTTCTGCGGGTTGTTTCCGGTGCGTGGGCGGCGGTAGAGATCGCAAACGCGAATGGAGGGAGCTTCTGATGGCTGAATATTTGACAAACACAACCGACCTAACAAAGGTTGCGTCAGCTATCCGGGAGAAAGGCAGCACATCTGACCCGCTGGTCTACCCGGACGGATTTGTGACAGCCATTCAGGCCATTCAGACTGGTACAGAACTGCAAATCATTGTAACTGTGACATCTGGTGCAACTGTTACCGCGACAAAAGGAAGCCTGTCTGTGAGCGGCACATCGGGCAACGGAACGTGTACGCTTATCGTGCCGGAAGCCGGAACATGGAGCGTATCCGCGACGCTGGACGGGAAAACATCTGACACAAAAGCCGTAACTATCACGGACAGTTACGCGGTGTCGCTTAATTTTGTATATCCGTCACTGAATGAAAATACTTGGGAAACAATAAAAAATATATCCGACGCGGGACAGGGCGCGAACTATTGGAGCGTCGGTGACCGAAAGGCTGTAACGCTAAACGGCACGGTTGGACATCTTACACTATCTAATTACACAACATATGCGTTCATTATTGGATTTAACCATAACGCGAGCCTAGAAGGGGAAAACTGTATCCATTTCCAACTTGCAAAGACCGCGCTCTCCGGCGGTACGGACGTGTGTTTCTGCGATAGTTACTATACCTCGCCCGTTTCGACAACCGGCTATTTCTCTATGAACAGTAGTGCAACAAACTCCGGCGGATGGGCGAGCTCGCAAATGCGTACAAATATTTGCGGGACAAGCCTCTCGAGCTATTCCGGAACGATTATCGCAGTCATTCCGGCGGCGCTCCGTGCAGTCCTAAAGTCCGTTACCAAGTACACGGACAATACGGGAAATAATAGCACATCCGCGAGTGCGGTCACGGCGACAAAGGATTACTTTTTCCTCCTCTCGGAGTTTGAGGTTTTCGGGAGCATTTCGAGAGCAAACTCGAACGAGGCGAGTAAGCAAGCGCAGTACGCCTATTATTCCGCTGGAAACAGCAAGGTAAAGTACAAGCACGACGGAACGAGTGCCGCCGCTCGTTGGTGGCTCCGTTCTCCGCTTGCGAGCAGCTCCGACGGTTTCGAGAATGTGAACACCAAGGGGACAGCCGAAGACCGCACCGCGCGCGCTTCCTTCGGCTTCGCGTCCGGCTTTTGCGTATGAGGGGACAAGTGCATGGAGTATATTGCATATAAGCGCTTCCGTGGAGCAGGAATAGATGGGGAGTTTAATCTCCGGTATGGAACGACTGTAACGGAAGACGGAGGATTTCTGATCGCGCCGGACGGCAGACGGATATGTGCTGCGACGTCCGAAAACGGATGGAAGCATTTCAGGCTGAACACGCAGGAAGGGGCAGAGCGGCAGAAAATGCTGAACAATCTATACCGCTGGTACGCAAAAAACGGCTGCGGCGAAGACTTTACGGATGAAAAATGGCCGGGGCAGGAAAACGGATATTGGAAAAATCGGTTGAGAACCGCAAGCACAGAGCGATTGGAGAAAATCTATCAAGAGAAATTTGGAGGGACACCATGTATGCAGTAAAACAGAACGGCGCGTTTGCCGGGTATGCGGACAGTATTGTGCCCATTCGACTACACGGCAATGGTTGCTATGTCCCGTGCAAGGAAGATCAGGCAGAAGGATTTTGCGCGAAGATGGCTGTGACTATTACGGATGAAGAAGGAACTGAACATCAGGTGCTTTCTGACAGGGTGTTTCATCTCGCCGGTTACACGTTGAAAGGTACGGAGCCAAAAGGCAGCTATGAGGAAATGGGTGCGGCACTGCCACTCACAGATGCAGAAACAGCAGCGAAAATTTTACTTGGGGAGACAGATTGATGAGGTACATAGAAAGAGCCAGAGCATTGCGTCCGTATATTGAAAAAGCGTCGATCAGCTTACCTGATGAGGATGCGCTGCAAGCAGTAGAGCTATTCCCACAGTGGGTAGTAGGACATGCTTATGCAGTAGATGAACGACTGCAATATCATGGCGTATTATATCGCGTGGTTCAGGCGCATACTGCACAAGCGGATTGGACACCTGATATTACACCGGCACTGTTTGTGATCGTTTCACTAGATGAATGGCCGGAATTCGTGCAGCCTACTGGTGCGCATAATGCCTACAAAAAGGGCGACAAGGTGACATTCAATGGAAAGCATTACATTAGCTTGATTGACGCGAATGTATATTCACCAGCGGCATATCCGGCTGGTTGGCAGGAACAGGCGTAAATTTGAGAATATGGGAGGAAACATAAGGGAGAACACCATGGACACCAAGACCATCATCGTCACCCTCGTCACCGACCGGACGCAGGCGGACGTGGAGCGGGTGCGGGAGCTGGCGGCGAAGGGGTTCGCGGCCATGACGGCAGACGAGCAGGCGGAATGGCTTGCTGGGATGAAGGGCACGTATAACGCAAGCGACATGAACCGCGTGGGAACCGCCCTGAACTATCTGGCGGCGCGCCTCAGCTCGATTTGCGGCAGGAGCATTGCATGGACGGCGAAAACCGATTGGGCCGTCACGGACATCCCAGCGGCCTCACAGGCTGAGACGTACCGACGGCAGATACAGGATATCCGCGACGCGCTTGTGTATCCTGCCGGGACGCCGGACGTGCCGCAGCTGGCCCGCCTGACCTACACCGGCGCGAATGATATCGAGCGCATTCTTGCGCTCTGCGAAGACTTAATCGTCAACGTTGCAAAATCTTTTCGCCACACCGGCGCGGCGGAGTGCGCCGCAGGAGGATTACTCACATGAAAGATAGGCAGCCAACACAGGTTTTAGCCAACGGAGCGATCCGCTACGGCGTCTATAATGCCGACGGCACGCTCAACCACTACGAATACCTCAAGCGCGAGGACGCGCCCACCGTCGAGGGAACGCCACTCAACAAGGCAAATCTGCTATCCGATGCAACCGCCGCGAAGATCTGGCCCGGCTCGAAGAAGCCGGACGACCCGACCGTGAACGACGCGCTTGGCAAGCTTTCGGAGGGTACGGCCAAAGTCGGCGACATCGCTATCACCGCCCGCACCGACCTCTCCGACGCATGGCTCCCGTGCGACGGGCGCACTGTATCGCAGGAACAGTATCCAAAATTGTTTTCTGTGCTCAGAAGCTCTGCCGCGCCGCTTCCGTGGGCGTTGAAGTCATCGAATATTCAACCTGGATTTGTGTGGTATCTGAATGGGGAATGGGTCGGCCTACACGACAGAAAGTTCTGGACGTCGCCCGATTTGGGGACGTGGACGCAGCAGGCGGATATGCCGCCCGGACTCTCGTTGGTATCGGATGTGCAGTATGCAAACGGCACTTATTACGCTGTTTTTTCCGGAGACTCCACAGAGTTAAACGGAGTGTACACAACGCGTAGCCTTGATACGCCGTTTGCGCTATATGCAAGCGGCAGCCTGCCTGGAAGCTCTGGACTGAAGATGTTTATTACGCCAAACGTTCTGTATATCTACGTAGTAAGAGGCGAATACGGAGCCTATAACAATTACACGGGAAGACAAGTAAGTGCCAGCTACGTAAACCAAACAACAAAGGAAATAGTAAGAATCCCAGATTTTAGCAGCGGAATTGTTTTTTACGCCGAAGAAAAGGACTGCTTTTACAAACTGAACTGTAGCACCAGCGGCACACTGAAGACTTCAAAGGCAAAAACCCTGATCAATCCGACGTGGGAGGCAGTCAGCAGCGTAAACATCGAAGAATTAACTCCGTCCTTCAACCAGCCGTCGACGTACACCTATCACGCCCTAATGTCGGCTTACCACTGTGGCGCAAATATAATTGCTTTTTTTGCACTGGTGAACGCTGCTTTCTCTGGCGCGGGGACCACGATGTATAGCGGATATATGGTATACAGGTATTCTGCGGACTACGGTGCAACGTGGGAAAACGGGAAGGTGGTT